CGCCCCAGCCCCCCCCCGCTGCCCCGGCCGCCCCAGCGCCCGCCGAGGCGCGCCGGGCCACGCCCCCCGCGAAGGCCTCCCCCCTCGACCGCATCGCCCGGATGCGCGCCGCCGACCTCGCCGCCGAGGCCGCCAACAAGCAGTCGCCGGTGGCACCGCCGGTGAAGCAGACGCCCGCCGCCCCGGCGGAGAGGCCCCTGCTCCCGATGCCCGCCGAGCGCGAGCCCGGCCAGGACGACGACGGGCCGCCGCTGCCCACCGACGAGGAGATCGAGTCGATGAGGAGGGGGTCGTGACGCTGATGGATCTCGCCACCTCGATCGGAGGCGGCGTCGTCGGTGGACTCATCGTCGCGGTCGTTGTGGCGCTGGGCATCGCCGCCGCCCGCCGGTCCTGGGACAAGGAGGAGCGCCGATGATCACCACGGGCGTCCCGGTGGACTCGACGGGTGTCGTCGAGGAAAAGGCCCCGAAGGAGAAGCCGAAGTGCAACTGCGGCAGCCACGTCTTGCACTACGGGAAGCTCGACATGATCGGTGGGCGGCTGCACACCGTCATGGGGTGCGAGAGGATCGGCCCGCTGGACATCGGCCCGCTGGCGCTGGAGATCGAGTCAGCGCGCCAGATCCTGCGGGGGATGGCTCCGACCGACGCGACGCAGGAGGCCATCGATCACCTCGATGCTGCGTTCGCGGTCTTCAGGTGGAACCGGGAGGAGGCCAAGTGAACCGTGGGCGACCGACCGGCGGTGGCGTCCCTGTTGCCAAGGACAGCGTGGCGATGGGGAAGATGATCTGCGAGCGGTGTGGTGCGCGGGCAGAGGCCATCGTCAGTCGGTCGTCCAGCGGGGGCGGGTACCGGGTGGTGAAGCTATGCCTGGAGGACTTCAAGCACCCGCCATCACTCCGAGATCCAGTTGATCGATCGGGTGAGGAGGGCGGGATTGCGGAGCCGATGATCCAGGCGGTTGACCGGGGCCAGCCTTCGCCGGTGGCGGTCGGGCGGGCGGTGAAGGTCGAGGCGTCGAGGCGGGGCGTCCTGCGGTCGTCGATCCGACGCCCCCGTCTTGAGCCATCCACCCCGGAGCCGGGGCGTGATCTAGGAGGATCCGATGGGGATCAGAGCGCCCGCGCGCCGCGTGGAGATGCCAGATCCAAAACCAGAACGCAAGCCCATGAAGAAGGAGGCTGTGAACCATGCGTGTAGCGCGGGAAAGCGGAGGGAAGGTCGGCGGAAACTACACAGGCCCCAGACCAACGGGGGGGAGGAAGGGAGGGAGATCCACTAAGGGTGCGAGCCGGAAAGCGCAGTCCGGCGAACTTCGCGCCAACTCGCCGATGGGCTCGCCCGGCCAGCGTCGGCTGATCCGATACATGGCCGACGCCCGGGAGCGCCACGGCGTTTCACGTGGAACGTTGGCGGCGAGAATCGGGGTCAGCCCGGTCACGTTGTGGCGCTGGGAGACGGGCGTGTCGCTGCCCCGGCGGCCCTCGATCGAGGCGTGGGCGAAGCGGGTCTCGCGGATGATCCGGGGGCGGGGATGAGCGTGCTGTCCGATGCTGTGATGGTGGGGGCGCTGCGAGCCGATCTCGCGGCGGCCAACGCGAAGGTGAAGTCGCTCGTGGAAGTGTTGCGCGTGGTCGACAAGGACCGGCGCGGGGAGCACCGGGAGTGCCCCATCTGCTGTTCGATCGGCGAGTGCGACTCCCGGTGTCGCCTCGCCAAGGCCATCGCCAGGAGGCAGCCATGACCGAGGAGATGCAGGCGGAGATCCAGACGTCGCGGTGCAAGTCGTGCGACGCCGAGATCATCTGGGCGCACATGATCAGGAAGGATGGGACGCCCGGGAAGATGCCGTTCGACAAGGAGCCAAACGAGAAGGGCTTTTACTGCCTCTCGCGGGGCGCGGACGGGAAGATCCACGCCGCGTACATGAAGAAGGGCGAGCCGTTCCCGCTGGGGGGCAAGCCGCGCACGAGCCACTTCTACACGTGCCCGAACGCGGAGCAGCACCGGAAGGCGAAGCCATGACCCCGGCCTGGGAGTGGCTGGACGCGCGCCCGTGGCTGGTGTTTGGCGTCGGCTACCTCGCGGCGCTGGGCGCGGTGCTGTGGTGGTGGAGCACCCAGCGCGAGGACCGTAAGCCGGACGACCTTGGCGTGGACGCGCTCATCGAGCGGCGGGGGGACTCGCACGATGGCGGCAAGGCGCGCGGCTAAGGCGGAGGAGGCGAGCGTGGTGTTCGCGCCGGACGCGGCAGGTCGCCAGCGCCCGGCGTGGGCACCAACGTGCTGCAAGCTGGGCATCTACGTGATTCATCCTGGCTCCGGGCGCTGGGCCTGTTCGGAGTGTGAGGTCTACGGGCCCGTGCGAAGGCGAGGGGCGAATGTCGGGTAGCGGGTTTCTGGCGAAGATCCAGTCGGGGCCGATGGTGATGCGCGTCGAGGAGGCGCGCGACCTCCTGGCCTCATGCGTCAACGTGGACGACATCAAGGAGGTGCGGGACCGGGCGATGGCCGTGCAGATGTACGCCCGGAAAAAGAAGGCGGGGGAGGAGGCGGCCGACAACGCGGGGGCGATCGTTGTGTACGCGACGGCGCGGCTCGCGCAGTTGTACCAGCAGGCCCCGGTCGTGCGAGGGCCCAACCAGCACACGAAGAAGGGAGGGACCGGCACCGCTGCCGGTTCCTCCAAGCAGGGGCGGGAGGCGGTCGCGAAGGCATCGGGGATGGCCGACCGGGAGTTGCGGCGCTGGAAGGGGCTGGGCGAGGCGACGCCGGGGGAGGTCGAGGCGGCCATCGCGAGGGCGAAGGAGATCGGGACGGGGGTCTCGCCCGCGACGGCGATGCGCGCGATGACGTCCGTGTCGGCGTCCGAGGACTACGACGGTGACGAGTGGTACACGCCGCCCGAGGTGATCGCCCGCGTGAAGGGTGCGCTGGGGGGCATCGACCTCGACCCTGCGTCGAACGCGCACGCCCAGGACACGGTCCGGGCCAAGCGGTTCTTCACCAAGGAGGACGACGGACTGACCCAGGACTGGTCGGGGCGCGTCTTCTGCAACCCGCCGTACTCGATGCCCCTGATCGAGCAGTTCACGGCGAAGGTGATGTCGGCGTGGGAGGAGTCGGAGATCACGGCCGCCGTTTACCTCGTCAACAACTGCACCGACGCGAAGTGGCAGCAGGCGCTGCTGAAGCGCCACCCGGTCTGCTTCACTTCCGGTCGCATCGGGTTCCTCTCGCGCAGCGGCCAGAAGTTCGCCACGCGCCAGGGGCAGGCGATCTTCTACCTGGGCCCGGACCCGAAGCGGTTCACCGAGGCCTTCGCCGACATGGGCGCGGTGCTGGTGCCCAGGTGACGATCCAGAGCGTCAAGGCGTTCGTGGACGCCCCCTGGGACTGGGCCTGCCTGCGTGGGTGCTTCCCGCGCGGCATCAGCCCGACGGACATCGACGGGCTCGTCGAGATCAAGGGGCGCTTCCTGCTGATCGAGGCGAAGGGGCGCGGCAAGGCGGTGGGCGACGGGCAGCGGTACACGTTCAATCGGTTGGCGGGGCTCCCGCAATGGACGGTGCTCGTGGTGCGCGGGGATCCAGGCAGGCCGGTTGACGTCGCGGTGTGGCCCAGGCAGCCGTTCCCGGCGGACCTCGAACGCTTCCGGGCGGTGGTGAAGGACTGGGCGGACTGGGCCGACGTGCCCGCTCCGCCGGGCGATCGGTTCGCATGGGTGCCGATGGGGGCGGCGGCCGCTGCGCTGCCGTGCCTGCCCGGGTGCTCGTGTGGCCTGTGCAAGGAGTGGCCGATGAGGTGATCGAGTTCGGCAGACCGGGCCGTGGTTCCCTTGCCCGGACGCTGCCACGTCACGGGGCGCGCATGTGACGGGACAAAACACGCGCTTTGCTTTTTAACCCGTAGTCCAAGCGAGGTGCAGGATGAAGTCGCAACTGGAGGCGCTGCTGGCGGTGGCGGCAGAGCGGTGCGAGTTGGTGATCCGGGCGGACGAGTTGGTGGCTGCGGTCTACCGGATCAACAGGGAGGCGACGACGCCGGGGTCGGAGACCGACGTCGCAACGCAGCGGGCGCTGGGGGTCGCGGAGCGTCAGGTGCTGGCGGACGCGGTGGAGGCGGTGTTGATGCTTCACACGGCGCGCATGGAGATCGCGCGCGCGGCCACCGAGGAGGCCCGGCGCGAGGTCGGGCTGAAGGCGGTCGAGTGTCGGCACTCCGCGAGCCAGCGCGAAGCGGATCGCTGGAAGTGCAACGACTGCGGCGCGGAGATGATGGACACGTCGCCGGGCTGGGTGCGGCCATGACCACGGGGTTTCAGCACGACCTCTTCCTCCAGAAGAGGCGGGACGTCGCGGTCCAGCCGACCTCGGCCGAGGCCCACCGGGACATCAAGGCCAGCGGCGTCCTCGGCGAGATGCAGGCGAAGGTGCTCGACGCGATCAGGAAGCACGGCCCGATCACCGGGCGCGAACTGGACAGCCTGCTCGCGCTGCCGGGCGACGCCGCAGCGTCGTACCACAAGCGGATCTCGGAGTTGTGTGATCGCGGCTTCGTCGAGGTGGGCGAGAAGCGGCCGTGTCGCATCACCGGGCGTAGCGCCATCGCCTGGAGGGTGAAGCCATGAGCGACGAGAGGGTCAAGAAGGCGGCGCGGATCCGTGGCGTGGACATCATCAGCGACGAGCACGGCGGGCTGGCGATGGGCGGGAGCTTCGACTACGGCGGCAGCGGGCAGGGCCTTGGCTACCGAATCGACATCGACTTCGTGCAGCGGTTCATGGCGGTGTTCCGGGTCGATCGCCTGCGCGACGCGGACGGGAAGGCGTGCTGGGTGACGCACGACCATTGCACCATCTACAAGATCGAGCCGCTGCTCCCGGCCGACGGGACGGCGTTCGACGTCGAGGCGTGGTCGCTGGCCCTGCGGAAGAAGGTGAAGCCATGAGCGTGCTGCGAAAGAGGGAGAGCACCCTGGAGGAGTGCATCCGCGACGCCACGGCTGCGTTGGAGGAGGCGCGCACATCGACCGACCACTCCGCGATCTTCCGGCACCTCATGGACGCGGAGGCGTCGATCAAGGACGCCGTCTCCGCGTTCGCCCGCCTCGACCCCGAGGAGGCGAAGCCATGAGGGCGCACGTCACCGAATTCAAGACGTTCGCGCCGACGCAGGTGCTGCGTGGCGTCGGTGGGGACACGATGGTCGTGACGCGCGGCGTCCAGATGCACCTCACCGTCGTCGCCAACCCAGAGCCCGGCGAGACGGCGCGCATGATGGGGGCCGAGGTGATCGTCGCGCCGATCCCCGTGCGCCGCACCGACGGTGTGACCGAGGGGACGATGGCGGTCTGGGCCGACCTGATTGCCCACGGCTACGAGGGGGCGGCCCTCGCCCTCGCGGCGTCGCTGCTCCTGCCCGAGGTGACGGCCCTGCGCTACAAGGTCGAGTCGCTGGAGCGCGAAGTGAAGTGGCTGCGCGAGCGCGAGGCGCGGCCGTACCTCGACAAGCTGAAGGAGGTCGCGGCTGGCTTGCGGATGGAGGTCGAGGTCGCGGACGGCGTGTTCACCATGAAGCCGATACCCGAGGAAGACGACCCTGACGCGGGGGACTGGTAATGGACGCCGACACCGTCACGCTGGCCGTGGTCGCGGTGAAGCACGAGACCGCCGCCGCCATCCTCGTCGAGACGGACGACGGCACCGTCTGCTGGGTGCCGAAGTCGGCGATCCATGACGACAGCGAATGCTACTCACTCAAGAGCGGCCCCGGCGACCTGATCGTCGCGCGGTGGTGGGCCGAGAAGGAAGGAGTCGAACCATGACCGTCATCCGTATCAGGCTCCGCGAAGAGGGGCCGCACACCCGCCTGCGCGTGTTCGTGGGCGAGCCCGACCGGACGTTCGCGCTGGCCGGGACGTTGGCGATGTACCCGCACGAGGCCGAGGCGTTCCTGGCCGCGCTGCGGGCCGGGGCGCACGGGCCCGTCGGCAGCGACAACCCGGTGGAGATCGGCGTCGACGACGCGTGGGTGGTGCAGCCATGAGCGATTGCGACGACGGGTTCGGTGGCAGCCCGAACCGGATCCCACAGGCTGCGCTCGACGCGGAGCGGCGTTCGTGGGCCGAGTACGACAAGAAGTGCGTGGACGACTACATGAAGAAGCAGGACGGAGAGATCGCCACCCTCCGCGCCCGCGTTGCGACCCAGGCCGAGATCATCACGGTGTGGTCGCCGCTGATCGACGCGCTGACGGCCCGCCTTTCCGAACTGGATGCGGCTGCAAGGGTCATCAGCGTGAAGTGGTCCGAGGGGCGGTTCCCGACGCGGGAGGAGTGGGCCTCTCTCCGCGCCGCCCTGTCGTCGGGACCGGATGCGCCCGCTCCCGACGACGAGGTGCGCGGCCCGCCGTGCGAGTGCGGATCCGTCCGCAACATCGACGAGGACGGGTGCTGCCGGACCTGCGGCGTCGACTGGAACTACGAGTTGGCGCTCTGGCAGGACGGCTACGTCTTGGGGCTGAAGGAGTGCGGGGTCGGCCCGGTCACGACCGATCCCGCGCCCGAGGCGCACCGCGAGGCATCCCTGTGGTGTCCGCAGGGGTGCAAGGGGATCGAGATCCAGCCCGGGGAGTTCAGCGGATGCGGGTGCCGTGGCGGGAATGGGTGCGACTGCCCGAACCACCCGGGAACCAAGAGCGGGGACGAGTGCCCGCATTGCGAGAAGGACGAGGTGGAGGTCACGGCCCGATTCCTGACGGGGGCTCAGATGGAGAGGTGCCGCGCCTGTGGCAAGGAGTGGCTGCACGGCAAGGTGTCCCCATGACCGCCGAATCCGACCGCCTGAACCGCATCTCCGACGCGAACCGTCGGGCCGGGTTGGTGGTGGAGGAGTTGGAGTCTCTGCGGCTGACGGTGGACCGGCTCCGCGCCCGTGGTGACGAGAACGAGCGGCTTCGTGGCGTCGCAGCGGAGCGCGCTACCGAGATGGAGCGCGAGGTGGACACCCTCCGCGCCCAGCTTGCCGCCTCGCACGAACTGGTCATGCTCCTGACCGGGAAGCTGGAGCGGGCGACGAGTGCCCTCCTGGCCAGGAAGGTGCGCGAGGACGACTTGCGCGCCTCGCTCGCCGCCGCACAGGCCGAGGTCGAGCGGCTGCGGGAAGTGGTGACGAGGCACGACAAGGATGGGGACTTCTGGCACGGGGAGGCCAGCGCCCTCAAGGCCGAGGCGGGCGCGTTGAGGGAGGCGCTGCGGGACATCATGGCGTGCTGGGGCCGCGACGGGAACGGCATCGAACACCTGCTGGAGGGCCGGGACAGGCGTTTCTACCGGGCGTTGACCGCAGCCCGCGCCGCCCTGGCCCGCGAGCCGGGGGAGGGGGACAAGTGAGCAAGCGAATCGCGCCGACGTTGACCCGCTGGTTCGACGAACGATTGCCGTGGACGCAGGAGGATTGGAAGCCAGCCCGCGCCGAACTCCGTGCCCTCCTGGCCGTGGCGAGGGCGGCTGACGGGATCATGTGGCACGACTGCCACGCCCTTGCCCGATGCCCGAAGTGCAGCCGACTCGACCGCGCCCTCTCCCGACTCGACAAGGTGAGCAAATGACCGACTACGAACGCGGCTTCCGCGCAGGCGTCGAGGCGGCGGCGAAGGTGGCTGCGGGGCGACGCTGTGCCTGGGACGAACGTGACGCTGACTTGGGCGACGACATCGCAGACGAGATCCGCGCCCTCTCCCCCGCCCCCACCGCTCCGCAGGGCGAGAAGGAGAGCGACCATGAGTGACCTAGCGGTGGTGGCGAAATTGGTGATTCTGCTGGTGCTAGCCGTTGGTGGCATCTGGTGGGTGTCGGGGAGGACGATGTGAGCAAACCGATGTGGCGAGTGGTGAAGCACAACGGACGCAAGGCGGTGACGGGTGCTGGTTGCCTTCTCACCTCTATGGATGAGTGCGCCAACATGATTGAGCGGCTGTACCAAGACAAGCTGGCCCTTCTGGACCGGCTCCGCGCCTCCACCCCTCAGGTGCCGAAATGCGATAAGTGCGGTCGGGACGACTGCGACCTGATGATTGGTGACGAAGCTAACCACAGATGCGGCGCGTGGGAGCAGCTATCCGCCCCAACCGCTCCGCAGGGCGACGAAGAGGTGATTCGATTCACCGTCGCGCCCGATCCCTTGACCGGCGAGCCCATGTACACGCGGGTCGAGCCCATCTCCCCTCCGGTGCCGAGCGGGCCTGTCAGGGGCGAGCCGCCTCCCAACCGGGACAGTTGGGGCGTGCCGATCACCGCTCCGGTGCCGAGCGGGCCGCGAGAGGGGGCGCTTGTGGACAACTCCCGCATCCTGCGGGCCATGGCTGCGTCCTGCACTTGCGGCGTCATCGGCATCGGCGCACAGCACTCCGCGACCTGTCCGTCGTTTCACCGCCAGCCCCCGCCGCCCCTCGCGCCGAAGTGCGGGGAGTGCGGGGGGCAGGGTGAGTATTCGGGATTCCGCAAGTGCCCCTCCTGCGGCGGGAGCGGGACCGCCACCAAGAAGGAGATCGACCATGGATAGCGGCGGAGCATTCTGCGACTTCTCGCGACGCCCCGGCATCCGCGCCGCCATCGCACGATGGCTCGTCGGTGTTGCGCGGCAGACCTCGCCACCGGGACAGTCCGAGTTTGCGAATTGCGTCATCGAGACTCGCCCAGGCGATCCGACCCTGTTCCGGCACGACGGCACGGAGATGATCGTGACGCTGCGCGGCTACGTGATCATGCCGAGCGAGGCCTACCGGGGGAGCCTGGGACGCGAGTACAGCCGGGGACTGGACGACGCCAGGGACGAGGACGGGAGCGGGACCGCAGAGAGCAGGGGGGCGTGCGAGTGCGGACACGGTTTGGTCTCCCATCCCCATCGCCAGTTGTGCCGCAAGGAGGACTGCAACTGCGGTGAATACCGGGCCGCGTGCGCCCCGCCCACGGCGAGGGAGGGAACGTGACCTTCGGGTGCTCAGACGTCGTCGGCGCTGGCCTCGCGGACGACGACCATTGCACGTCCTGCCACGAGGACGAGGGGATGGGCTACCCGATGTCCTGCGCCTTCGACCCGCGCGACTGGGATGTGTCGGCAGAGGTGTGCTGCGTCGTCAGCCGGGAGGTGGGCGAGAAGGGGTGGGGCGACCCGGCGACATGGGACAAGCTGAAGGCGTACCGGACTGGAGGCAAAACGTGATCGACGCGCTGCTCTTAGTTGCCGCTGGCATGTGCCTGTGGGCCTCGATCGAGGCCGTGGGCAGGGCCTTCGGTCCCCGTCGCGAGCGTTGCTACTTCTGCTGGCGTCGATCGTGGGGGCATGCCTCGGTGTCGACGACGAGCCCGGACACCGGAGCCACATGGACGGTGACGCGCTGCCATTGCCCCCGCCACGGGGAAGACGCGCTCGACCTCGCAGCGGGAACCTCGGCGCGGCTTGCCGCCACGCGCGGGAAGAAGATCAGCGGAGGTGGCCCGTGAGCCTGCCCTACCCGTGCCCGAAGTGCGGGTCCAAGGTCATGCTGGTGGAGGTTGGGACCGACCCGGCGGACGTGCCATTCGCCGTGCGTGAAGTCGAGATGGACGTCACGCCGGACACCACCACATGCGGCGACGTGCTCGACCGTTTTCTGATCTACGGGCCCCATCGCTGCGGCGCGGACCTGTCTCCGCAGCGGGTGGCGTGGGCGGCAGGCGACGACTCGCTGGCCCACGCCGCTTGTCCCCTGGACACAAACAAAGATTGAGGGTTCCCCCGTATTGCGGCGCTCCGAACGGTGAGTAAGGGTGGGATATGACCTACTCCGTCATCGTCGCCGCCGAGAAGAACAAGTCCGTCGTCGTGAAGGTAGACGCCGTGAACGTGAACGCGGCAAAGGACATCGCCCGCTGGCTCGTCGCGCATCATCAGCACCTCCAGGCGCACGCCGTCGTCGTCGAAGCACCCAAGCAAGCCTAGCCCCGCCGCCCCGCAGGGAGAAGCCCCTGGCCGGTCCTCACGGATCGACCAGGGGCTTTTTGCGTTCGGCGGGGCGCGACGAACGCGGAGTGGAAAGCCTACCACGCCGAGCGGACGCCGCAACCCTTGACACCGCGCGCGGCGGGAGTGTAGAAGGGTCAACCGTGAGTCGAAGGCCGACCAGAACCTGTGAAGTCCCCGGGTGCGACCGGCCCCACGTGGCGCGCGGATACTGCGACACCCACTACAAGCAGATGATCCGCAACGCCGAGGTGAAGCCGATCGCTTCACGCCGCATCGGGTCGGTGCGCCTCCCGGGCCTGCGGATCAGCAAGCGGGCGGCCGAGGCGCTGGAGCGGCGCGGCCCCACCGTGTACCAAGCGGCGCAGGCAACCATCGAGGAGGGCACCCGTGAGTAAGGTCGGCATGGAGTCGATGCGAGTGTACGTCGCTGGCCCGTACACCGGAGACGAGGAGGCGAACGTCCAGCGCGCCATCGCCGCAGGGCACGCGCTGATGGACGCCGGGTTCGCGCCGTTCGTGCCGCATCTGTCCCACTTCTCCGAGGCGCAGCGGCCCCGGCACTACGAGGACTGGATGGGCCTCGACCTCGCGTGGCTGCTGTCGGCGCACGCGGTGCTGCGTCTGCCCGGGGCGTCGGCCGGGGCGGACCGCGAGGTCGCGCAGGCCCACCGCAGCGGGATCCCGGTGTTCACCGACATCGAGGCGTTGGCGCGCCACCGGGACGGGGTCGTGTCGTGAGCGCGCAGCACATCCCCAAGTGCCGGTGCCTGTCCTGCCAGGAGAAGCGCGAGGCGAAGTGGCTGGAGGAATTGCGCGAGGCCTACCACGTGCAAGACCAGATGCTCGCGGTGATCTGCGCGGTGGAGTGGGCCGCGACGCCGACGCACATGGAGTGCCCGTGCTGCGGCGGCCCCAGGAGGGGCGGCGGCCACGCGGACAACTGCCGTCTCGCCGCCGTGCTGAAGTCGAGGAGGATCGCGTGAGGAAGATCTGCGCCCACCCCGGATGCCGCGCCGCCGTGCTCACGCAGAAGCTGTGCTCGCGTCACCGGCCCCGCGTTCGCAAGCCTGATGAGCCCCGGGCGCAGGAGACCGTCGAGCAGCGCCGGGTTCGCAAGCAGCGCCGGGCCCGCGAGCATCTCGCTGCGGGATGTCTGTTCGGAGGCTACGCATGACCACCCAGGAGATCGAGGCCATCTTCACCTACCACGCGCCGACGGGCGACCAGCCCGAACGCTACGGGGTGATCCGCGAGACGGCGAAGTCCCTCGCGCACGTCATCAACGACAACTGCCCGGACAGCGCGGACAAGACCGCCGCGATCCGCAAGCTCCGCGAGTGCGTGATGACCGCCAACGCCAGCATCGCGCTGGAGGCCCCGAAGCCATGAGGCGCTACGCCGAAAACACCAGCGTCCCCGTCGATCGCTCTCGCGCCGAGATCGAGCGCGTGCTGGTGAAGTACGGGGCCAACGGGTTCGGGTACACATGGGAGCGGCGGCCGGTGCCGGTGGACCCGCCCAGGATGCACGGGCCCAAGACGCGCGAGCAGGAGTTCGCCGCCATCGCCTTCCAGTTCAAGGAGAGGCGGATCCGGCTGGACATCCCGATGCCCGAGGACGCGCGCGAGGTGCGGCAGCGTTGGCGCGCGGCGCTGCTCGTCATCAAGGCGAAGCTGGAAGCGGTCGCGTCTGGGATCAGCACCCTGGAGGCGGAATTCCTCGCCAGCATCGTGACCGAGGACGGGCGCACCGTCGGGCAGATCGTGATCCCGAAGATGACCGAGGCGGTGCGCGTTGGTCGCCTCCTGCCCGCCGCTGGAGGGGCGTCGTGAACCGCGACCACCCTCCGTCGGTGCTGGATGCGATCCGGCTGGGCATCTGGGCGCTGGTGTTCCTCGGCTTCCTGGCGGGCGCTGGCTGCGCCGTGCTGGTGATGAAGGCGCTGCGATGAGCCGCGTCACCAAGGCGATGAAGGCGCGCCGTCGAGTGCGGCGCTGGCATCCCCCGCGCAAGCGGGCGACGCACGTCGGCGGGCGGACGGTGGTGTTCGGGCCGGGCCGCCTCTCCATCAACGGCGTGCCGCTGGGCGTCCTGACGACCGTCTCGGTCGACTTCGCGTCGGTGCGGCCGTGATCATCGTCCCGGCGCATCGGTCCGACGTGACGCACTTCATGTGCTCTGGCTGCAAGGCGGTGAAGGACGTCTCGATGCTCGACCTCGTCGCGGCGAAGGGGCCGCCCGAGGCGATCCTGCACGACGCCTACGCGGCGTTCTGGCACGAGCACCGCGCGTGCGGGCTCAAGCTGGAGGGGGACAAGCCGTGAGGTCGCGCGAGGCCTACACGATCAAGAAGCGCCCGGCCGATCCCCCTGGGCAGGCCCCCGCGTTCCCGAAGCCGGTGAAGCGGAAGGTCGAGAAGAAGGCCAAGCGCGCGGCCCACGCCGATGCGACGCGGGCGCTGCGCGAGGTGGTGTTCGCGCGGGCCAAGGGCAAGTGCGAGAAGTGCAAGACGAACGCGCCCAGCCACATGCACCACGCCAGGGGCGGCAGCGGGCGGCGCAGGCAGGAGCAGTCGCCGGGCAACGTCGCCGCGCTCTGCGTCGCCTGCCATGCCTGGGTACACAAGAACCCCACCCTTCCGCTGCTGATCCCCTGCATCGAGTGCGACGAGCCCTGGTGCTTGAAGCACGAGATGCACTACTTCGAGTGCCCCTGCCCCGGAGCCACATGACCATCCAGAACCGCATCGTCGGGCACGAGGACGTCGCCCCCGATCAGCTACTCGCGCACCCGCTCAACTTCCGCCGCCACCCAGGCCCGCAGTTGGAGGCGCTGCGTGGGTCGCTGGCGGAGATCGGCTGGTTCAAGACCGTGCTGGTCAACAAGCGCACCGGGCACGTGATCGACGGGCACGCGCGCGTCGAGGAGGCGATGCGGCAGAACCTCGCCACGGTGCCGGTGACCTACCTCGACCTGTCCGAGGAGGAGGAACGGCTGGCGCTGGCGATCGGCGACCCGATCACCGAGATGGCGATCCGCGACGACGTGGCGCTGACGGCGCTGCTGGGGGACGTCCACGCGACCGACGAGCGCCTCAAGAAGATGCTGGCGGAGATGCTGGGCGGCATCGAGATCGTGCCCGAGGGGCTGAAGACGGACCCGGACGCGATCCCCGAGACGCCCGCCGAGCCGAAGACGAAGAAGGGGGATGTGTACGTCCTTGGGGATCATCGGTTGGTCTGTGGGGACTCCCTGGACCCCCTGGCGTGGAAGGCGCTGCTGGGCGACACGGAACGCGCGGCCTGCGTGTGGACGGATCCTCCCTACGGCGTGAACATGGAGGAGAAGAACGAGTCGATGGCGCGCCTGGACGGCCGGAAAAACTCCCAGGTCGGCAAGGGCATCGCCAACGACGACCTCTCCCCCGCCCAGCTTGAGGTGTTTCTGCGCGACGTGTTCGCGCTCGCCATCGGGCACACGATCGACGGCGGGGTTTGGTACATCGCAGCGCCGGGCGGCCCCCTGCTCCTGCCCTTCGCCACCACCCTCAATGAACTGGGCGTGTGGCGGCAGACGTTGATCTGGCTGAAGGATTCCCTCGTCCTCTCCCGTTCGGACTACCACTACCGGACCGAGGTGATCTTCTACGGCTGGAAGCTGGGGGCCGGGCACCGCCGCGTCGAGGACCGCGCGCAGGACAACGTGTGGGAGTGCCCGAGGCCCAAGGCGTCCCCTGACCACCCGACAACGAAGCCGGTCGCCCTCATCGAGCGCGCCATCAAGAACAGCACCATCCCGAAGGACATCGTCGTCGACTGCTTCGGGGGCAGCGGCAGCACCCTCATCGCCTGCGAGACGACGCAGCGCCGGGGCCGCCTCATCGAGTTGGCCCCCGGGTACTGCGACGTGATCGTTCGTAGGTGGGAAGAGGCCACGGGCAAGCAGGCGGTGCTGGAGCCGAGGGATGCCTGACGCCTCCCCCCACCGTGAGGCGCTCGTTCAGTTCGCTGACGCGATGCGTCGGAAGGGGAACATGCATGCCGGGTACACCTTGCTGATGCTGGCGGTGGACGAGATCGACTGCCTGCGCGCGGAGTTGGCGATGTGGCACTCGCTGCCGGGCGGCGACAAGGTGGTGCGGATCCGCATCGTGGGGGCACCGTGAAGGCGCGCGGCCCGTTCCTCATCGCGAAGTCGAAGGATCCGTACCCGGTGACGCGGGACTTCCGGCGCGACCTGTCGGTCCTGCGCTCGCCCGGGGTGAAGGAGATCGGGGAGTCGCTGGCGCGGATGCTGAAGGAGTACGAGCACGGGACGGCGGATGTGGGCGACCTCGCGCCTGGGATGACGGTGAAGTCGATGGCAGCGGTCCTCATGGAGGGGCTCATGCACGTCGACGGGGAGTGGCGATGAAGACGACGCTGGCTGGGGCGGCGCTGCTGGGCGTGAGGTTCGGCGGGGTGGGGTCGAAGCCGCTGGCCGAGGTGGTCGCCTGGAACCCCTCGTCGGACGACTGGACTCACTTCCACGTCCCGGTGTCGCTGGACGAGGGGCTGGCGCTGGCCCGCGCGCTGGTCGAGAAGCACGTCGCGGACCGACCCGCCGTGGTGATCACCGTGGAGATCGCTGACCCGTAGGCCAACCCAAACCGCGAGGCGAATCATGGCGTTGCCGTTCGATCCACCCGAAGTCGACCCGTCCCAGATGACGATGGGGCCGTCGATCGTCCCGCCCACCACCCCGGTGAAGCGGACCGGGCCGTTCAACTTGGAGTTCAGCCCGTGCGTGATGTGCGACGCCTACCGGCCGTGCGAGCAGCCCGCCGCGCATGGGTGGGGCTTCTGCTCAATCCATTGCGACTTCATGCGGGGGAACGGGTGCTGCGGCCAATGGCAGGCGAAGGCGAGCCCATGATGCGCGCGCTGCTGATCGGCGTCCTCGCGCTGGCGGCCTGCGACCCGTCGCCCACCCCGGGGGCCTCTGGCGCGGTGACGGCTACCGTCACGCAGATCACCGACAGGGTGTGGAGGCTCCACGATCGCGAGGCCGGGGTGGTGTGCTGGTTCATTCAGCCCACGCGCGGCGACGCTGGTGGCGGCGGGGCCATCGCATGCATCGCCGACAGCCACTACCCCGGGAGTGTGCCGTGACGGGCACCGGGTTCTGGAATCAATGCAAGCTGGCGCGCGCGTGCGTGCTCTGCGCCGATCACCTGGGCCCATGCGTCGTCGCGATGCCGAGCGAGTCGCCGAACACGGTCGCCCTCACGGTCCCGCCCATCGACCCGCTGCACGAGGCCCTCCTGACGGCGGCGGCGGTCGCTGCCGAGGTGAAGCGCCTGCTCGCCCTCCTCAAGGCCGTCGAGTGGGGGGCGACCGGCATCAGCGGCGTCCGGTGTTGCCCGGAGTGCGGGGGGTACGACCCCGGCGCGAAGGACAGCCCGACGTGGCACGCGGGCTACCACACCAACCGCGAAGGGCACGCGTCCTTCTGCGACCTGGGCAACGCGGTGAACGGGAAGTGAACGCAGCATCCACCAGCGAGGAGTAGGCCGTGGAAATTCACATAGATGCGGCGCAGATCGAGCAGTTGGCGGTGGACGCGCTGCTGAAGTCCGCCTTCGGCGCTGCGGTGCAGAAGGCGGTGAACCAAGTCGTGTCGTCGTCGTCCTACGACAGCCCCATCGACAGGGAGATCCGGGCGTGGGTGGCCCAGGTCGCCTCCCGGCTGGTGCGCGATCGGTACGCGGAGGTGGTCGAGACGGCCATCGCCGATGCGCTGGCGAAGAGGCTGACGAAGGAGTTCGTCGAGGGGTTCACCGAGGTGGCGATGCAGCGGCTGGAGAAGGCGCTGTCGGGCGACAGGTTCTGAGGGCTTCCATGAACAACGACGACCGCTTGCCATCTGAGGTGCGGGACGCCCAGACGAAGCAGCGCGCGGCGCTGGACTCGCGCAGGGCGCTGATGACCGCAGCCGTTGACGCGGCGCAGCAGGGGCAGACGTGGTGGCCCGCGCTGGCCCCCCTCACCAAGGCCGAGCGCCGCTTCGTCCTCGACCAACTGGGGGTGAAGCCGTGAAAAAGGAGAAGAAGGTCATGCGGATGGATTCGGTCGATGACCGGGCAAAGCGCATCGAGTACGACCGCTTCGATCACACCCAGCGCGCAGCGATGTACGCGGTGGTGGAGGCGTCGCGGGCGTTCGACCTCTCCCCCGACAGGCTGCACGCGGGCTCGCCGATCCCCCTGCTGCTGCCCGACCTGATCAAGCTGAAGCTGGCGCTGGCGGCGTTCGACGCGGTGGCCCCGCGCCTCCCCTGGCGGATCGTGGGTGGGCCGTGAGCGCGCATTGTCCGCACACAGAGGCACCCAACGGCGGAATCTGCGGCCCCTGCTTCAACGGGTTTCTCCAGGCGCAGGTGAACCGTGAGGCCGAGAACATCCGGCTGCGCGAGGGCCGCTCGCGTGCGCGCGCCGAGGCGCTGGACGAGGCGGTCCGGGTGGTCGAGGAGGATCCCGAGGGCGGCGACCCGATGTTCCGCACCGGCCGGATCGCGGACGCCATCCGTGCGCTGAAGGAGAAGCCGTGATCCCCATGCCGCCCGGGTACCACGCGACGACGCCCCACCCGTCGCCGCCGCTCCCGCGCCCCCCACCTACGTCCATCCCCCGCCTGCGGAACGAGTGGCGCTGCGACGGGTGCTTCAAGCCCCTGGGGAATGGGAATGCGCCCGAGAAGCACCTCTGTCCCTGGAACGTGACCCTGGCCTCGGTCGGCGTCGTGCTGGGGGCGATGGCGGTCGGCATCGTGCTGTCCATCGCGCGGATGGTGACGCCGTGACCGAGACCGAACTCCTGCGCCGCGCCCGGCTGCGAATCGGCGCGCTGGAGGCCGAGGTCGAGCGCCTGGAGCGGGCGTTGAAGTCCGAGCGCCAGCGCGCGGAGGAGTGGAAGCTGCGCGCGCAGTTGGCTGCCAGCAAAGGGGAGGCGGCGTGACCTTCACCGTGAACGTGTTCGAGATCTTCCGCTTCCTCTTCATCTTCGGCTGGGTGATCTTCGCCGCCTTCGTGGCCACGATGGCCGCTATGGACGACGCGCGGGAGGGCAAGGTGTTCGCTGCCGTCGCCATCCCCCTGCTCCTGGGGTCCGCCGTGATCCTCTACCTGGGACGGCCATGACCCATCACGCGAAGCCGAAACCGCCGGGGACGTTCAAGCGCCCGAGAGGCACGGGCGTCACTCGCCCCGAGGCCGCCGTCATCCCGGCCGACCGCTGGGGCACGTGCCCGATGCAGGATCCGACCACGGGCCTCTACTGCGGGCGCGAGGTGAAGCACCCAGGCAGCCACGTCGCCGTCTCCACGAGGTTCCGCGTCCTCGCCGAGTGGGCCAGCGACGACCTCGCCGACCCCGACATGGTCGACGTCCTCACCGGGCGGCTGGCCCCGGGCCACGTCCGCGCCGTCGTCCGCTTCATGCGCGAGATGGCGTCCTTCCGCCCGCTGGGGGGCTTCATCGAGCAGTCCAACGACGAGTGGACGGTGACCGTCCGCTGGCGCGGGGGCGACGCGGTCCCGCTGGTCGAGGCGGGCCACCTCGCCCGAGGCGCAGCCCTTGGCGTCACCCACGCTGGCCCAGTTGAGGCCTGCGCCGAGTGCGGCCCATGACCCTGCGCTGCTCGATCCCCGGGTGCGACTGCCCCAACGCACCGTGGCGCTTCGCGCCTCCATCCGCGATCGTCGGTGTGTGTACCTGCCCCTGGACCCCGTACCGTGGAGGCCTGATGCACGCGTCCGGCTGCCCTGCCCTCACCCTCCCCCAGGTGACGCAGGAATCTCCATCGGTTACACTTCACCCCGTGACCGAGGAAGCCGTCAGGGTGCTGAAGGTCGAGATCGCCCTCTCCGAACTGGAGGCGCTGCGTGCTGCCGCAGCCTCCGCGCACTCCCTTGCCCGCGAGGTCGACGAGGCCAAGCGAGTCGTGCAGGACTCCCTCGACCGCCTTGAAGCCGCCCGCCACGAGCGCGACATCGCGCGCGCCGAGCTTCGCCGGATCACCTCCCCCGCTGCACCCTGAGTCAAGCCATGCGCGCGCCAGTCATGGCACGGACTTTGACGCAGCGAGTCGCTTGATCACCCATTGATCATGTCCAGCCTCCCGCAAACGACGGCAGCCCGGCGCGCCCAGTCCTCCCAGCGACGCGCCCAGGCCCTCGACCTCGTCATGGGCGGCGCGACCTACGCCCAGGCAGGCCACGCCCTTGGCATCTCTGCCCAGGCGGTGCACCAGCACGTCCAGAAGGCGCTCGACGAGGGGATCCGCCAGCGCATCAAGGACGGTGCGGAGAAGCTGCGCCAGATGCACCACCAGCGGTACGAGGGGATCATCCTCGCCCTCTGGCCGAAGCGCACGGACCCCAAGCATTCACTCGTGGTGCTGAAGGCGCTGGAGCAGCAGGCGCGCCTCAACGGGCTCGTGAAGGACGAGGTCGTGGTGCGCGACGCGGATGGGCCGTCGAAGGTGCAGGTCTTCGACACGACGCACCTCACGGTGGAGGAGAAGCTGGCGCTACGGGATCTGCTGATGCGGGCATCGACTGCGCCAGCGACGGTGGACGTCGATGCGCTCCCTGTCGCTGGCAGCAGCAGCGGGGCGAACGGGAAGGCGAACGGGAACGGGACGCACGCGCTGGAGTTGCCCGTGGGTGCTGGCGAGGCCCCGTGAACCCACACGAGGCTGCGGCGCTGCTTGACCAACTGAACCTTGAGTTGGCGCAGTCGCGGCTGCACGAGTTCATCCTCCAGACGTACCCGGGCTACCAGTCGGGCTGGTTTCAGCGGAGCGTGTGCGCGGAGTTGGACGGGTTCCTCGCGGACGTGGTGGCGCAGCGGTCGCCGCGCCTGATGCTGTTCGCGCCTCCACGGTCGGGCAAGTCGGAGATCGTCTCGCGGCGCTTCCCCGCCTACTCGCTGGGCAGGCACCCGGACCTGACCTTCATCGCAACGTCCTACGGCGCGGACCTCTCGTCCTCCCTCAACCGCGACGTGCAGCGCGTGATCGATCAGCCCGAGTACGCGCAGATCTTCCCGGGCACGCGCCTCTTCGCCGACAACGTGCGGACGGTGGCGCAGGGGTCGTGGCTCCGCAACAGCGACATCTTTGAAGTGGTGGGTCGACGCGGCGTGTACAAGTCCGCTGGCGTGGGCGGCGGCATCACCGGGCGAGGCGGGCACATCTGCTTGGTCGACGACCCCGTGAAGGACGCCGAGCAGGCCGACTCGCCCGTGTACCGCCAGAAGGTCTGGGACTGGTTCACCTCGACCCTCTACACACGCGTCGCGCCGGGCGGCGGCATCCTCCTCATCCAGACGCGCTGGCACGAGGACGACCTCGCTGGCCGCCTCCTCGACCAGATGAAGCACGGCGAGGGCGACCCGTGGCGCGTGGTCAGCTACCCAGCCGTCGCAGAGGCCGACGAGGCGCATCGCAAGGAGGGCGAGGCGCTGCACCCCGAACGCTACTCGCTGGCTGCGCTGATCGGCGAGGACGGGCGAGGCGGCATCAGGCAGGCGGTCGGCTCGCGCGTGTGGGCCAGCCTCTACCAGCAGCGCCCTGCGGCGGTGGAGGGCGCGATCCTGAAGCGCGCCTACTGGAAGTACTACCGCCCGACCTCGACCGACCCCGCCACCCTCGTGCGCGAGCTTGGGATCACCAGCGTGGTGCAGATCTGGGACACGGCGTTCAAGGAGAAGGCCCAGAACGATCCCAGCGCCTGCATGACCTTCGGGATCGCCGCCAACAAGTACTTCATCCTCGACGAGTGGACCGGACGCGTCGAGTACCCGGACCTCAAGCGCATGGCCGTCGCGCTGCACGCGAAGTGGAAGCCCCACGTCGTGCTGATCGAGGACAAGGCGTCTGGGCAGTCGCTGGTGCAGGAGTTGAAGCGCGAGACGGTGATGCCCGTGCTGCCCGTGCCCGTGGATAAGGACAAGGTCTCCCGGGCCAACGCCATCTCGCCGATGCTGGAGGCGGGCCTCGTGTACCTGCCCGAGGGCGCGCCGTGGGTGATGGACTTCGTCGAGGAGTGCTCGTCCTTCCCGAACGCCGCCCACGACGATCAGGTCGACACCCTCACGATGGCGCTGGCCTACGCCCGCCAGAACCAGGGCGGGATGGGCGTGATGGAGCACTACCGCCAGGAGGCGGAGAGGGTGAAGGCGGCCCGCGCGGGCAAGGCGGCCCTCCCGGCTTGACCGGGTGTGTATGTGTCGCACCACGGTCGCGCCTCGACCAATCACCACGGGCGCGCTAGGATGCCGCGCATGGGCCGACGTCCACGGACGGTGCAACGCGATTCCAGTCAGCACCAGCGGCCCGACGCATTCACCAAAGCGCCCGTGGAGATTGCCATTTCCGCGCATGAGGATCGGCAGGCAGTCACCATCCCGGTGACCATCCTGGCCTGCCCCGGCGTGCAGCGCGTGGTGATTGGCGAGGCAGACTTCACGATCGTCAACGGACGAATCGCTGCCCATCGGCAGCACGTCACGATGTCCGCGTAGGCTGGGGAGCACGAGATGGCGACGCCGAATGGGAAGGCGGCCGGGGGCCGCGAGATCGAGATGACGGAGACGCAGCCCGGCAAGGTCGAGCCCTCCAAGTCGTTCTGGGACACGGTCTCCTCGGCAGCGCGCTTCGCGATCACCGGGCGCGCGCCCGACGGTTGGTTCGGGCCATCGAAGCCCATGCCGCCTGTCGCGCCCGACGAGTCGAAGGGCCGCGCCTTCGACTACCCGTTCGCCGTGAACATGACGTACCTGCCTCGTGGAGAGACAGGCGAGAACCTGATCAACTTCACCACCCTGCGGCGCATGGCGGATCCGCTACTGGGCGGGCTCGACCTGATGCGCCTCGCCATCGAGACCCGCAAGGATCAGATGGCCGGGCAGCAATGGACGATCAAGCTGCGCGACGACCAGGGCAACGGCGGCGAGAAGGCGCGGGCGATCAAGGCTGCGCTGCGTCGGCCCGATGGCGTGACGCCGTTCCGCGTGTGGCAGCGGGCGCTGCTGGAAGACCTGCTGGTGATCGACGCGCCCGCCATCTACATCAACCGGACCCGGGGCAAGCCGAACCTGCCGTCGTCGATCGAGGACGAGCCGGACGTGATGGGCGTGCCTGGGGCGCTGGGCGGGAAGGTGCCGGGCCAGGGTGGGCCGCCGCCGTTCGGGCAGCCGACGCAGGACGACGAGGGCGCGATCGAGGGCGGGCTCGACGGGCAGGGCGACGGCCAGGAGCAGGGCGCTGGCGAAGCTGGCGGCCCGCCCGGCGAGGCGGGTGCTGAAGGCGACCAGGGACGCCCCTTGGGCGCGCCGCGCGGCCCTGCGGGGCAGGCCGGGGCCCCGGCGGAGGGCAAGGACGACCATTGGTCGTTCGGTGGCGAGCCTCCCGCAGGCGACGCTCCCGCATCGGGATCCCTCGCCGCACCCCGTGACGCATCGGCGCGGGACGCGCGGGCCGAGCCGACCGGAGGAACCGGCAGCGACGCCGGTTCCTCGAATGGTGATCCGGCGCAGCCCGAGAAGAAGCCGAACCCGTTCGCGGCCCGCAAGCTGTCGATCGGCGAGGACATCGCGAAGGCCGCCGGGCGGTTCCCGGGCGGCCCGAAGAGGGAGGGGCCTGCCGTAGCCGATGGCAGGGACGCTGGCGCGCAGCCCGGCGCTGGCGTCAGGGCGGAGGGGTCGCAGCGAGACGGCGAACCGCCGTCCGAGGGGGGCGAGGGCACGCCACCGTCGCCCGGCGCACGTCCGGGGTCTCCTGCGAGTGGTGATCGCGAGGCGCGGGCTGGCGAGAAGCAGGATGCACCGACAGGCGACAAGCCGTTCGGCCCCGCCGACGAGGAGGGCGGCGACGAGAAGCCGCGCCTCGGTCCCGATGGTAAGCCCCTGCCCCCCGCGAAGCCTCGCCTCGGCCCGGACGGGAAGCCTCTGCCGCCCGAGGAACCGAAGCTGGGGCCCGACGGCGCGCCCCTGCCCCCCGCCGACTTCAAGCCGCGCCTCGACGCCCAGGGCAAGCCCCTGCTCGATCCCGACGGCAACCCGATGGCGAAGAAGCCCATCAAGATCGCCACGCACACCGCCGACGAGGTCGGCGTCCTGCTGGAGGTCGTGGACGGCGCGACGCTGAAGCGCCTCTTGCGCGAGGACGGCCGCACCCCTCGCCCGCCCGACCCCGCCTTCGTCCAGAACCTCAAGGGGATGCCCGCGTTCCAGTACACCACCGACGAGGTCGTGTACTCGCCGCGCAACGTGCGCTCGAACCGCATCTACGGGCAGAGCCCCGTCGAGCAGGTCGTCACCACGGTGGACATCGCGCTGCGCCGCCAGATGTCGCAGGGCGAGTACTACACCGCCGGTTCCATCCCCGACATGATCATGGGCGTCCCCGAGACGTGGACCCCGGCCCAGGTCGCCGAATTCCAGACCTACTGGGACACCATCCTGTCGGGCGACACCGAGGCGCGCCGCCGCATGCGCTTCGTCCCCGGCGGCATCAAGCCCATCCCCACGAAGGAGCCGATCCTCAAGGACATGTTCGACGAGTGGCTCGCGCGGCTCATCTGCTACGCGTTCAGCCTCTCCCCCCAGGCGCTGGTTGCGCAGATGAACCGCGCCACCGCCGAGACAGCCGAGAAGCAGGCGCTGTCCGAGGGCCTCGAACCGCTGAAGCTGTGGTGGAAGGACGTGATGGACACCATCCTCGCGACCGCGTTCGACGCGCCCGAGATGGAGTTCGCCTACGAGGACGAGGAGATCAGCGACCCGAAGATCAAGTCGGACGTCTGGTGCGCCCTCACCGCCGCAGGCATCGCCACGAAGAACGAGGCGCGCGACGCCTACGGGTGGGAGCCGATCGAGGGGCTCGACGACCCGCCGCCTCCGCCGATGAATCCCTTTGGCGGTCCACCGGGAGTGCCTGGATCGTCCGGGCCGCCTTCACCCCCCCAGGGAGGCCCCGGTGGGCCGCCGCCTCCGTTCGGTGCGAAGCCGAATCCGTTCGGGGGGGGCAAGCCCGGCGCGCCGCCGTTCGGAAAGCCAACAGGTGCGCCGCCGTTCGGGGCCAAGGGGGGCAGTCCGTTCGGGGGGAAGCCCGCTGGTGGTGCTCCGCCGTTCGGCGCGAAGAAGCCCAACCCGTTCGCCAAGCTACAGCACGAGGGGGACTACACCACGCTGGAGAACGGTGACGTCGTCTTCCGTTCCAAGGACCGCCTCCTCTGGCTCGCCAAGGGTGACATCCCCGGCCACGAATTCCGAGGCAACCAGTACTCCGACGGTGGAAGCGCTCCCGCGCCCGAGGGCCCGCGCGACTACGCCGAGGAGATGCGCCAGTACAAGGCCGCCCGAAGCGCGAGGAAGCCCGACCAGCACGAGGCCGCCGCAGAGTACTCGCGCGGGCAGGCCGAACGCGCCGAGCGAGGGAACGACGAGCAGGCCGCGACGCATCACCGCACCATCGAGGCCAAGCACAGGCTCGCTGCCGAGGCGCTGCGCCAGAAGCACCCGTCGGCCCGCGCGCACAGCCAAGCGGCCCGAGAGGCGTCCCGGTCGAAGGCCAGCTACAAGGCCGACCTCGACCTCGACGTGCTGAAGGGAGGTCGGGGGACGCGCGGTCCCCGGAAAAGACCGGGTCATGCGGTACCCCGACTGACCGCGTTGGAGGAGGTCATCGCTGGCCGCCTCAACGTGTTCTTCGCCGAGTACCTCGCGCGCCTCGCCCAGGAGTTGGGCGTCGAGGTCGAGAAGGCCGAGGGCATCACCATCACCGCTGCCGACATCGATCGGCTGCGGACGGTCGTCACGCAGGAAGACCTCGACTCCCTGATCGCAGCCATCCAGGGCGACCTGGGCGACACCGTGAAGCTCGCTGCCGAGGCGGCGCTGAAGCAACTGCGGTCGCAGGGCGTCCTCTCCGTCGGCGTGGCGATCGACCTCGTGCATCAGCGCGCGGCGGAGTGGGCCACCCTGCACGCGGGCAACATGATCACCGGCATCACGAACACGATGCAGGACGGTGTGCAGCGCATGGTCGAGGCCGCCATCGAGGACGAGGCGACCGTCGCCCAGCTTCGGGAGGCCCTCTACACGAACCCGCTGTTCCACGGGCCGCGCGCCGAGATGATCGCGCGCACCGAACTCGCCATCGCCAACGTCGCGGGCAACCTCATCGCCTGGGAGGACTCAGGCGTGGTCGAGGGCGTGCGCTGGGCGACCGGCGCGGACTGCTGCCCGAAGTGCGACGAGATGGACGGCGAGGAGGTGCCGCTGGGCAGCCTCTTCGACTACGACGGCGACCAGATCGAGGGGCCGCCTGCCCATCCGAACTGCCGGTGCGCGGTGATCCCCATCCTCGTCGACGACCCGCAGGCAGCGGACGAGGGCGGCGTCGGGTTCGATGCCGAGAAGGTGGCGAAGGGGGACGTCGATGGACACCCCTTCCGAGGCAATCAGTACACCGACGGTGGGGGCAGCCTGCCGGACGTCGTCTACCGGGGATCGGCGGGAGGCAACGAACAGGTCTCCTCCTCCTTCCCGCAGGGCGTGTACGTCAGCACGGACCGGGCGAGCGCAGGGCAATGGGGCGACACCAAGGCCTACGGTGTGCATCGCCAGCCGCGCCTGCTCGACCTGGGGGACTGGAACGCGCCGGGGGCGAAGGCCATCGTCGGGTACGCCACCGGGGTCGACCCAGCGTCGATGTCGCGCACCGACTTCGACGATCTGGCGGCGGAGGTGTTCATCCAGGGGAACGACCGCGCCATCGCCCGGCTGAAGGCGAAGGGGTGGGACGGGATGCGGTTCGGGAAGGACGCCTTCCTGATCGGCACCCTGGACGCCTACGCGCGCGCCGGGGTGAAGAAGGGCGACTTCGCGGGGCACCCTTTCCGTGGAAACCAGTTCTCCGATGGCACGGGGGGCGGCGCAGCAGGCGGCGCTTCCCTGCCCGACAACAAGGTCAGGCCGCACGAGCGTTCGCGCGCCGACCGCGAGCGGATGGCCGACGCGCTGGCCGCGATGCCCGAGGCGAAGCGCGACAACATCGACCACTTCGACTTCGGGTACGACGCGTTCCTGCTCTACGAGGCGCGAGTGAAGATGCCCAAGAAGGAGGGCGCGATTCGCGGCGTCTCGATGTCGAATTCCGACTTCCTCTACCAAGAGTGCGACGCGGTCGCCAACATCGATGGCAAGCCGCACCTCGCCATCAAGGAGGAGGATCCCGACAACGCCGAGGACGTGGACGAGGAGTCGGCGGGCAAGGTCTGGGCGTTCCAAGACCCGGCGGACGGGCCGAGCGCGAAGCGGTTCGAGACCTCCACGTTCGACAAGGAGGAGGCGGTCCAGCAGTACAAGGCGCACCTCGCGTCGAAGGCGCAGCCCGCTGATCCGGTGGACGACGCCTTCGATCGCCACCCCGCGATGATGGACGTGCCGGTTGCGACCATCGAGCGCTGGTACGACCGCCACTCGCGCAACTGGGTGGTGCAGCGGAAGGACGCCGAGGGGAACGAGACGCACTCCGCCGACTACGTGGGGTCGAAGGCCGAGGCGGACCAGATCGTCGCGGCGCGGCTGAAGGATCACCCGAAGGCCAGCCGGATCGGCAAGGGCGACAGCGACGGGCATCCCTTCAGAGGGAACCAATGGACCGATGGGACCGGCGGTGGCGGCGACGAGGACGACGCTGGCACCAGCCGCGACACCACGGCCGAGGCCGAGGACCGGCGCGGCACGATGTCCCTCGACTACTGGCGCGAGAAGGCGGACGCGGCGCTGGCGGCCGACTCCAAGGACAACAACGTCGGCACGGTGAAGGACAAGTGGGCGCGCATGTCGGTGCGGGACCGCGACACGCTGGCGGACCCCGAGACGACCGTGCCTGCGCGGATGGAGGAGTTGCTGGGCGACCGGGAGCGGCCGTCCACGGGCGATGGCCGGGCCGACTCGATCGCGCGCGTGATGCAGTACGCCGACCAGATGCACGAGAAGTCGATCGAGACCGCTGCGACGATGGTGGGCGGGCTGCACGACGAGTTGATCCAGGCGGGCGTCCACCCGGAGGTCGCGGCTCGCCTCACGATGGCAGCCTCCGATCACCTCATCGCCCAGGAGTTCGAGGCGCAGTCGCGCACGCTGGGCGACCACGGCATCCACCATCTCAACGGCGACGCGGAGATGGCGAAGGACATCCTCAAGGTGCTGCCGGGCAACCAGAACACGCCCGAGAACCGGGTGGCCGTCACCCTCGCAGCCGTCTACCACGACACGGGCTACCTCACGCCACCCTCGCGGATGTTCCTCGACGGCGACCACCCACGGTGGAGCACGCAGTACGCGGAGGATGCGCTGATCCCCGACGTGAAGGAGGCCTTCGGCGCGCACGGGGCGCAGCAGGTCCGGGCCCTGATCGCAGGCCACGACTGGGCGGGCATCGACTTCGCCAACGAGCCGGTGGGCACGGCGTTCGCGGTGGCCGACAACATGGCGCTGTTCGCCAAGGAGAAGACGCCGCCGCTGCTTCGGTCGGTGCCCGAGTCCATCAAGACGCTGACGCAGTTCGCCCAGAAGAAGATCGACCGGGCGACGTGCGTGAAGACGATCCGCGAGCAGATCGGTGCGCGCGGCGACCTCTCGTCCGAGGTGAAGGCGCGCTTCACGAAGGCGGCGGGCGAGATCACGGGGATGCTGCCCAAGATGACGCTGGGGATGGTGGGCGCGAAGATGGACGGCTTCTCGTGGGAGGAAGACCACCTCACGGTCCACGCGACGAGGTACCGCGCCAACGAGGAGTTGGGCAAGGTGCTCGACCTGAACCAGAAGCAGTTCGAGAAGATGGCGAAGACCTACGGCGCGGACCCGAAGGCGCTGATCGAGAAGGGGCAGACGGACTTCTCGTCGAAGGACGGGCGCGTGCTGCTGCGGATGACGCTGACCAACGCGACCAACAAGGGCGGCGAGGTCTACGGGTTCGCGGAGGACGGGTACGTCGTCAACGTCCGGGTCGACCGGGACGCCATCGAGAAGGCGCTGCGCGGCAACGAGGGCGCGATCGTGAAGGCGGTGCGGCGCTCGATCGACTGGGTGGCGAAGGGCTGGGTCGGCAAGGGGGACGCAGAGGGCCATCCCTTCCGAGGGAATCAGCACACCGACGGTGCAAGCGGAGGCGATCGGTGGGACGGGAAGGGCGCGCCGTTCCGCGCTGCCGGGTTCCGCCAGAAGAGCACCGGCAAGATCGTCGCTACCGGCGCGTCCCACGACATCCTCTCGGTGCCCGACTGGACCGAGGACGACTGGGAGGACGGGTTCGTCACGCACAGCGGCGCGTTCAAGACGCGCGAGGAGGCCAGCGAGTACGTCGGCCAGGGGCGACGCGGCGACTTCGCGTCCGAGGCGCTGCCGTGGGGCCGCGAGGCCATCCGCGAAGAGCAGGACCGCATGGACGCCCGGCGCGGGAAGGAGTTTACGGACGCCGACCGGGACGTCGTGGTCCGACACCGGGATGCGCTGACGCTGAGAGGACCGTGGGCCAAGGCCAAGGTCCGCAAGGGGGACGCGCCCGGTCACCCCTTCAGAGGAAACCAGTACACCAGCGGTGGGGGCAAGGAGGGCGGCGAGAAGTTCCAGACCACGATGGAGGCGATGGCGGACCGACTGGTGGAGGCCCGCGCGAAGACCGGGGGCTTCCTCACCGAGAAGGACCGGGCCGAGGCGAGGACCGAGGCGGCGCAGATCGCGTCGATCGAGGCGCTTCCGGGGTCGAAGCTGGGGGCGCAGATCCAGGCGATGGCCGAGGCCGACGCAGCGTCCGGGTGGGATCCCGACTCAGGTGAAGACCCGCCGTCGCTTCGCCCCGACCGCAACGAGGCGGCCAAGACCGGCAAGCCTGTGCCGCTGCCCGACGACTTCAAGCAGATGTCGAGCATGGAGCAGGCGTGGCTGAAGGGTCTCAAGCAGAAGGACGGGGTCCGCAGCGACGCCGACCTCGACGGGCAGCCAATGACGGCCGACGAGGTGCGCGACGCCATCGCGCCGATGGCCTCCGTGGGCGCGCTGGCGAAGTACGTGCTGAAGGCCGGGAAGGCGATGGACGTGCCGACGCGGGCACCGAACATCAAGCTGGGCGCGCCGAAGGAGTGCTTCATGAACGCGACCAAGCTGATGATGGATGACCCGTCGAAGTACGAGTACACCGAGGGTTACATGGTCTCGGCGCGCGTGCCCTTCCCGGTGCACCACGCCTGGGTGGTCGACAAGGCGACGGGCGAGGTCGTCGACCCGACGCTGGGGTGGGTGCCGGGCGCTGGGTACTTCGGGATCCGCATCTCGACGAAGGACGTCTACAAGTCGATGTCGGAGACGAAGTACTACGGCGTGCTGACCGACGGGCGCAACGGGGGCTTCTCGCCGTTCGTGATGCGGGCCGAGGGGATCGTGGCCCCGAAGCGGAAGGGGAAGAAGTGAACCGCGAGGCCTTCCTCGTCGAGTCGAAGCAGTCGCCCGTCGTGGACGAGGCGTGGCTGCACGAGTCGAAGCAGACTCCGGTCGAGGTGATCGGGAAGGGGGACGTGGACGGGCACCCCTTTCGCGGGAACCAATGGTCCGAGGGCAAGGGCGACGGCCCCGCTGTCCCGATCGTGATCCGCACGAAGGGTGGGCGCGAGGAGCAGGCGGACGCGAAGATCGTGGCTGGGGTCGTCGAGGAGGCGCTGAACCGGGCGCGCGCGATGGGCGTCCCCATGCCGGTCAAGGTCCGCATCGGGGGCCGGATGCAGCGCGGCTCCGCAGGCGAGATGGAGTCCTCCTGGGATGCCGGGGGGCACCTCCCGACGCTGATCTTCTCCGACAATCCCAACTCCGTGGACGCCGAGACCGTGTTTCACGAGTTGGGCCACGCCGCGCACGTCAGCAGCATGACCAACGCGCAGCGGTTCCGGGTTGAGGAGGCGGAGGAGTTCAAGCCCGCCGAGGAGAAGGTGGCGCGGAGGGTGAGTGGGTACGCCGCGACGGCCCCGGGCGAATTCGTCGCAGAGGTGTTCGCGCAGCACCTGTCCGGCAAGAGGCACGGCCCCGGCGTGATGGCCCTGTACCGGCGCTGGCACGGGCCGCCGCTGCCCAGGCGGATCCGCAAGGGCGATCTCCCCGGCCACGAGTTCCGGGGCAACCAATGGACCGATGGTGAAGGCGAGGCGGAGGACGGCGAAGGCGAGGGGGACGAGGGGCCGCGCACCTGGGGCGAGGACGATGGCCTGCCGCGCGTCGATCTCCCCGAGGACGAGGACAGCGACCCGGCCGTCTACCACGTCACGACGGCCGACCGGCTGGAGGAGATCGCGGCGCATGGGCTCGTCCCCGGTGCAGCCTCCACGGCTGGGCGCGGCGGAGTGTACGAGTCCCACAGCAAGGGGCGCGTCTTCACGACCGACCGGGCGGGCGTCGAGTTCTGGCGGCAGCGCGTCGAGGCTCACGCAGCCGACCAGCACGATGACCCGCCGCCCGTCGTTGTCCTCCGCATCGACCCGGAGGCGTGGGCGCGGGAGGACTTCGCGGTGGACGATGTCGGGACGCGGGACATGCCGTGGGGCGAGGCGATGTTCACGGCCGACAAGATCGCGGCCGAGGACATCAGCGTGGTGCGCGACCCGGCGATGCACAAGGGCGATCTCCCCGGGCATCCGTTCAGAGGCAACCAGCACGCGGAAGGGGTCACCGTCTACCACGGCACCTTCATGCGGCACCTCCCCAGCATCGCCACCGAGGGGATCACCGTCGCTGGCGCGAAGAGCCGTCGCAACTTCCCCGAGGTCACGCAGGGGCGGCGCGCTAGGGCGGTCTACGTTGCGACCGACAAGGACGAGGCCTACTCCTGGGCGCGGTCTGCGGACGTGAACGACGCGGAGGTGCCGATCGTGCTGACCGTCCGCCTCCCGGGCGACGTCGCCGCGCGCCTGGACAGCGACTCCGAGTTGGACCCAGAGCTTCACCGGACGCTGGAGGAGGACATCAAGCCCGAGTGGATCGTGGAAGCCCACGAGGCCACCGCGACGCACCAGCACCGCGACCCCGACAAGATGCTGGTCACCTTCCGCCACGACTGGAAGGCGGTCCCGATCCCGGTCAAGAAGGGCGACTTCCTGGGCCATCCCTTCCGGGGGAACCAATGGACGTCGCCCGATGGTGATCGGTACACCGAGGGTGGCGCGTCGATGACCGGCGAGAAGGAGTTGCGCCTCAACGAGGACGCCCTCTCCGCCGCCGGGTTCTGGCGCGACAACCCGGTCGATCCCGGCAGCCTCGACCACGAGGGCGGGCCTCGCGGGCAGTCCTGGGTCCGGGCGAATCCGTCGACCGCGACCGCCGCCTTCGACCGCGTCGACCTCCCCATCAGCAAGGTGATCCTGCTGCCCGGCCACAACGACGAGCACGTCATGCTGGCGAAGCCCAGCCCGGACGAAGAGGTGCGCCTCGCCGCGCTGGAGGCCTCGATCCGCGAGAAGGGGTACGACGCGAAGAACCCGATCATGGTCTGGGTCGAGGCGGACGGGACCACGAAGATCGCGGAGGGCAACCACCGCGTGCGTGCGGCGCGGCGCGCGGGCCTGAAGACCATCCCCGTCGACCTCCGGTACTTCGGTGGGGCCGAGGCGAGGAACGGTGAGTGGTCGCCCGCCTCCGTCCTCGATCACATGGGCAAGCCCGCGACCTTCATGGTGCAGGGCAAGCCGATCACGCTGAACAAGGGCGACCTCGACGCACCCAACAACCCAACGGACGGCGGCGGAAGGGCCACCGTCCATTTCAAGAAGGAGTAGCCAATGGCTGTCACGACGGCGTTCTGCAATCAGGCGAAGCTCGACTTCCTCAACGGCGTCCACACGGCGGCGCACACCTACAAGCTCGCGCTGATCAAGACCGGGCACGCCGGGACGTACGGCAAGGCGACGACCGGCGCGGGCACGCCCGGGACCGGCGCTCCCACCGTAGCCAACCTCGGGACCGACGAGTGCGCGGCGAGCGGCACCTACGTGGCAGGGGGCGTCACCCTCACCGGCAGGACCGTGGCCCTGGCCACCGACACCGGCTACCTCGACTTCGCCAACATGGCGCAGATCACGGGCTTCACCGGCAGCGCAGACGGCTGCGTGATCTACAACGACAGCGTCGCGGGCAAGCCGGTGATCTACGTCGGCGCGTTCGCCGGGGCCCCCATCGTCGCAACGGCTGGCACCTTCGACTGCACGATCCCGACGTCCGGGTCCGGCGTCATCGAGATCCTCTAGGCCATGGCGATCACGACGATGGACGGGCTGGCCGCCGCCGTGGCCGCCAGCCAGGACATGGTGCTACAGAAGGCGTCGGCTCTCACCTCCGTCGCCGCCTTCTGGTACAGCCTCTTTGCCGAGGCAGGAAACCCGGCGGCTGGAACTCTCACCATCGGCAACACCGCGAACGGCGTGGTGCCCACCGACAACACGGCAGGGGCGGCGATCATCAACCCCTTCACCGGGGCGAACACCGGATACCTCGCGGCGATCCGCGCCTCCGCGACCGCCACCCAGACCCTGGTGCTCTACGACCGGATCTTCCACTCCGGGTCATACGCGACCACCCCCACGGGCACGACCACCCTCTCCTCGCAGCCATCCTTCTCCGGGCGCGTGCAGGACGGGACCGACTTCGGCGGGTGCGAGATCTGGCTGGAGATCAACACCGCCATCGCCGCGTCGGCGGTCACGATCCAAGTCGGCTACCAAGACGGTACGGCAGCGGGCGGCGCGGCGCAGACCACCACCGTCACCGCATCGCTCTCGGGCTACCCCACCAAGCGCATGATCCAGCTTGGCATGGCGAACGGGAGCGGAGTCCAGCGCATCAACTCCTTCATCGTGGGCGGCACGGCGGCGGCGACCGGGTCCATCAACGTCGTCGTCGTGCGCAAGATCGCCACGATGCCGATCATGGTCGCCAACCTCGGCGCGGCGACGCAGGACTTCTTCGCCCTCGGGGGTCAGCTTGTCTTCGCTGACTCCTGCCTCTGCCTCATGTCCCTCGCCACGGGCACGGCCCTCGGGACCATCGTCGGCGACTGCCAGATCATCAACGGGTAACCATGCGCTGGCTGGAGGTCTTCCGAGGACGGTGGGGTCCGACCCAGGCTGCGGGGCCCGACGCCCCGGCGCTGGTCATCTCGGACGCCGTCCTCGGCGCGGTGGCGACCGGAGGGGCGAGCACCTCCGCGCCCCAGGCGCAGGCGACGAGCACCGCGCGGGCCATCGCCGCATCGGCCACGCGGAGCGCGTCGACCTCTGTCGCGCGCGCGCAGGCGACCAGCACGGCGCGCGCCGTCACGGGCGCTGCCTCGGCGGCTGCGGTCAACGCTTCGACGTCCGCGCCCCAGGCCCAGGCGACGGGTACTGCCCGGCCCGTCGCGGGCGCTGGTTCGGTCAGCGCCTCGACGTCCGCCCCCCGCGCGCAGGCGACGTCCACAGCCAGGACGGTTTCAGCACACACGGACGCGTCGACCTCCGCGCCTCGCGCGCAGGCAACGTCGACCGCGCGCGCGGTGTCCGCCCGTGCGAACGCCTCCACGTCCGTCCCGCGCGCCCAGGCGACGAGCACGGCACGGGCATCCGGCGCGGCCGGTGGGGCGACTTCAGCGGCCGCTCGTGCCCAGGCGACATCCACCGCGAGGGTGGTGGGTGCTGCCGGTGGGGCGACGACCGCCGCGCCGCGCGCGCAGGCCACGCCCACCGTGCGGACGGTCTCGGCGGCCGGTGCTGCCACGACCTCCGCGCCCCGTGCCCAGGCGACCTCGACCGCGCGGGCGGTCTCAGCGGGCGGGGCCTCGACGGCGGCGACGTCCGCGCCACGGGCGCAGGCCACGTCCACGGCCAGGGCGATCACCGCAGCGGCGACGCGGAACGCATCCGCCAGCGCCCCTCGGGCCCAGGCCACGTCCACCGCCCGGCTGGTGTCGGCGGCGGGCGGCGCGGAGGGCGAGGTCGAGACGCAGGCGCAGGCCACTTCCACGGCCCGGTCCATCTCCGCGCGCGGCGGCGCGTCCACCTCTGCACCACGGGTCCAGGCGACCACCGTGGCGCGGGCCAGCGCGGCGACCGGGACGGCCAGCAGGGCGGTGTTCGCACCGACCGCGACGGCCACGACGACGGCGCGGGCCATCACCGCGAAGGGCGGGGCCACGACCTCGGCCCCTGCGGCGTCGGCGTCCACGGTGGCGAACCCCGTCAGGGGAATCGTCCCGACCTCGGTCGCTACGAGTTGCCCCACCGCGACGGCAGCGACGGCGGCCAATCCGGTCGGCGCATCATCGCAGGCCGTTACCTCCTGGCGCGCTGGCGGGTCGGTGGTGATCCCGCTGCGCCAGCCCGTCCCAGACCCCGACGCTTGGCGCAACGCAGCGACGTCGATCCGAACGGCGTCCTGCCGGGGCAGGGCTGGCGAGGTACGCGCCAGGGTTCCGGTCCGCAACGCCTCGACCTCGATCCGAACGGCGTCCCGCTACTCCGGTGCGGGCCGTGCGCGCGCCACGGTCGCGCTGCGGCTGGTGGACTGGAGCGCGGCCGAGACGACGGTGGTCTACGAGCCCATCGCCGTCCTCGAACCCGCGCTGCTGGATGGCCTGGGCAAAGGCGATCTCCCGGGCCACGAGTTCAGAGGAAACCAATACACCGACGGCGAAGGGGCCGGGGGGGACGACGACGAGGACTCCTGGGGCGACCGGACCGGCCTCGAACAGCCGCCGCGCACGAGGGTGCAGGTCAAGGTCGACTGGCGGGACGTGGATCTGATGGACACGGCGGAGACCGGCGGGGTCGACGAGGAGTCGATCCTCCGCGACTACGGCACGAAGGGGTGGCCGACCGAGGTGTACCGCGCCTGGATCCCGATCGAGGATCTGCACGAGATGCTGGGGGACGAGCCGGTGGATGGTCCGTGGCAGGAGGACTACTCCATGCGCGCGGTCTTCCCTCCCGCGAAGGTGCGCGTGCTGCCGCACGGGCAGCTTTCCCTGATCGACGGGAATCACCGCACGACCTACTGGCGGCAGCAGGGCGTGATGTACGTGCCAGCGTGGGTGCTCGACGAACGGCCGAACCGCGTCGGCGCGCGGATCAAGAAGGGCGATTTCGAGGGGCATCCCTTCCGAGGAAACCAGTTCACCGTGGGGGTAGGCGACGGGCCGGTAGATGCCGCGCGACGGCTGACCGCGAAGGAGCAGGAACGCAACCGGAAGGAGAACGACGAGGCGGCCTTCGGCGACGACTGGACGCCAGAGGGGCCGGGGAAGCCCAAGGAGAAGGAGGAGTCCCCTGCGCTGCGCGACGCCCGCATCGTCAAGGAGGCGAAGGACGCCGCCGCCCGGATCGCAAAGGAAGAGGGGTACACCGGCCGGATCGCGATCTCCACGAGGGCGTCGTTCGGCCGCCTCAAGAACGGCGACCGCGCGGCGCGCGTGGGCGGCTACGACCCGGCGACGCGAGAGATCACCATCCACCCCCTCCAACTCGACGGCGTCGGGCGCGCGATCATCTTCGGCTCGACGGGCACGGCCGAGGGGACCATCGCGCACGAGGTCAACCACGCGCGCGTCTACGAGGCGTACCGGCGGCAGCCCAGGATCTTCTTCGACACCATCGGCAACCTCGCTGCGCTGGAGAAGCTCCGCGACGCGAAGGGCAGTCGGCCGACCGCCTACGCGGCGGGCATCTGGGACTGGGCCGCCGAGGCGGCGGGTAGCGGCGAGAAGGCCCACGGGCAGCGGCTGCAACTGGCGGCCATCGAGACGCTGGCGGAGTACGCAGGCATCCAGGCGATGAAGCTGAAGGGCGAGAAGCGGGAGATGCCCGCCGCCTGGAAGAAGGTCCGCGACACGCTACACAAGGCGTCCGTGTCGAAGAAGGGCGAGTTCAGGAAGGGGGACTTTGAAGGGCACCCGTTCCGAGGCAACCAGTTCACCTCCGTCGTCGCTGCCGTCACCGCTGCGACGGTCGGGACGCCGTCGCACGCTGGGGGCCACCAGCCGCACGTCCCCGAGGGAGAACTGGACGCGCGCGCGGGCGAGGAGGCGCGCATCGAGCAGAGCATCGGCCCGCACGACGCCGAGGCGGAGGCCCGGTTCGCGCGGGACTCCGCAGCGGCAGAGAACGCCGCGACGCCCGAGGCCCACCGGAACGCCGCGCGCTTCCACGCCGAGAACAGCAGATGGCACGGCGCGGTGGGGCTCGCGCATTTCGAGGCGCGGCTGGCGCACGAGTCGGCCGCCAACGCGCCGCCCCGGGCCCCGGCCAAGGGGAAGTCGGCACGCGCGAGGGCTGCGTCGGTGGCAGCGAACCGCCTTCACGCGCGGGTGGCTGGTGCGCGCGCGCTGGCGCTGATGGACAAGCCCGGGTTCACCAAGGGCGATGCGGTCGGTCATCCGTTCCGGGGGAACCAGTACACCTCGGGTGCGGGCGGCAGCGCCGAGGTCGAGGTCGACGGGAAGCGATACCAGCGCGGCGACGGCGGCGTCCTCTACCCGCCGTGGTCCGACAGCGAGATCGCGCGCAAGGGTCCGATGAGGGGGGCGGCGTTCAAGAACCGGGCGACGGGCCAAGTGGTGTTCAGCGGCGTCGAGCACCACGTCTCGGCGCTGCCCAATCGCGCCGTGATCGTGGACGTCGGCGACCCGCCGCGAAGCGAGCCGCCCGAGCAGCAATGGGACATGGGTTACCTGGGGGGCGACGACAAATTCTATTCGCGCCGCGACGCCACGCTGGCGTGGGCCGAATTCGAGAGGTACCGGGAGTACGAGACGGCGAAGGGCGACCTCCCCGGGCACCCATTTCGGGGAAACCAGTACAGCGCGGGCATCGCCAGCGTGCTGGACTCGTTCGACGAGGCAGACAGCGCGTCGGCGCTGGCGGAGAAGGCCAACCGCGTCCTCGTCACGAAGGGGATGGCGAAGCAGATCTGCGCCAGCCTGGGGTTCGATCCGAAGCGTGTGAAGGTGTCCACCGACGTCGTCGCGGGCTCGATCGACGTGGACGGAAAGCAGTTCAACCGGGCGGGCGACTTCAACGTCCAGACCGGCGAGGTCACCCTCTACCCGATGGCGATCAGCAGCCCGGACGAGTTGCCCGGGATCCTGGCGCACGAGGTCGGGCACGCGCGGTTCGAGGCCGCCATAGAGGCGATCGACCGCGAGGGGAAGTGGAGCACGGAGAAGGCGACGGCGGCGCTGGCGAAGGCCGACGGGGTGACGCCCTACTCGCGCGCGTACTGGAAGATCCTCGCCGACATGGACGAGAAGGCCCCCGAGAAGGATCGGGTGCGGGCGTTCTTCACGGCGGCGCACGAGACGATCGCCGAGATCAATGCGGCGGTGGCGGGAGGCAAGCCGCTGGTGAAGGTGGCGAAGCCGGTGTGGCGGCGGTTCTACCGGGACGTGATGCGGCTGTCCGGCGGCGAGGTCCGCAAGGGCGACCTCGACGGTCACCCGTTCCGGGGAAACCAATGGACGCAAGGGGGCGGGGGGGGGGCCCCGGGCGCAGTAGATCAGCGGGCCATCCGGCTGGCGCTGGCGAGCCGCGAGGCGAAGCAGATCCTGCACGACGAGGGAGTGGGCCTCAACAGCTTCACTCAGGGCGGATGCTGGCTTGCGGCGGAGGCCATCCAGCGCGCCTTCGGTGGCAAGCTGATGATGGTGGGCAGCGTCCACCCGGACGACCCGGACACGGCCGAGTACCGGGTCTATCAGCACGTCGTCGTCCAGATCGGCCCCGTCTACTACGACGCGAACGGGCCGCACACGAAGGACGGACTCCTGCGTGCCTGGGAGGCGGGCAGCAGGCCCAAGATCGTGCCGCTGGTGCCCAAGATCGCAAGGCGCGATTCGGTGATCCCGCCCGAGCCCAAGAACGTCGCGCGCCTCGCCGCCGTCATCCGGGGGAAGGTGGAGAAGGGCGACTTCGACGGGCATCCCTTTCGCGGGAACCAGTACACCCAGGACGGCGGAGGCGAAGCGCCCGAGACGAAGCCGCGCGAGGTGAAGCCCGACCTCGCCGCGCAGCAGCAGGCGGCCCAGAACGCCATCTCGCCCGACGAGCACAAGGCGGCGGCGGCCTTCCACCGCGCGCGGGCAGACGAGATCCGCGACTCCGCCAGCCCCACGGACACGTCGATCCGTGCGGTGAACGCGCACGATGCCGCAGCGTCGGCGCACGAGATGGCCGCGCGCACCGGGACCATCCGGCGCGGCGAGGAGTCGCGCAACGCCAGCAGCATGGCGAACAGCTACGACCGCGAGGACGCGCTGGCGGTCGATGAGGACGACGAGGAAGGGCCGACCGAGCGCCGCGACCGCCGCTTCTACGAGGACGGCGGGATGTTCGACGACAACATCCCGGCCTACCGCGCCCTCTGCGAGGAGTACGTGAACACCAACTTCGCCAGCGCGAAGGTGCGCGAGACGGTGGACGTCTACGCATCGGGCGGCGGGCCGGGGGTGGCCAAGGCCGAGCGCGAGATCGACCGGATGATCAAGGAGAAGGGGCTGGTGCTGAAGAAGGACACCGTCCTCTTCCGGGGCTTGTCGTTCATCGCGCCCGAGGACAAGGCGGACTTCCTCGCGCGCGCGGTGCCGGGGGCGACGCTGAAGGGGGTCGGCGGCCCGCAGTCGGTGTCGATGAGTCGGGACATCGCGACGGAGTTCTCCGGGCTGCACGCGAAGGGCGGCGCGCTGATCCACATCGCTGGTCTGGAGGGCGTGCGCGCGTTCCCGATCTCGTCGTCGGGGCAGTCCGAACTGGTGCTGCACTCCAGGCAGGCGTACTACGTCGAGTCGGTTCGGCGGACCAAGGACGGGGTGACCCATGTCTTCACGCGCGCCATCAAGGAGTGACCTCGTCGAGGCCGCGCGGAAGCGCATCGCCCCGCTGTGGCACCGGGCCTACACCGTCGTCCCGCCGCTGAAGAAGGGCGACTTCGACGGCCACCCGTTCCGAGGAAACCAGTACAGCGACGTCGCGTCCGGCGGTGAGGGACCGGCGAAGCGGCCATCGGCGCAGCAGGAGGCCATCGCGCGGGGGAGGGCGGAGCGGCTGCGCGGTACGGCCATCGCATCGCGCTCGCCCGAGTTCCAGACGTGGTTCGCGGGGTCGAAGGCGGTCGATGCGGCGGGCCTCCCGCTGGCCGTGTTCCACGGCTCGTTCGCCATCGGCATCGAGGAGTTCGACCGACACCAGGGTGGCGCATGGGCCGACGGCATCAAGACCGTGGACACGGCCGGGAGTTGGTTCACCACCGACGCGAAGCAGGCGGAAAGCATCTTCAGTCCGGGCCCCAACGCGCCGCCCGATGACGGGGCGCTGTACCGCGTGCATCTCGCCATTCGGAACCCGAAGGTGCTGGGCGACTGGCAGGAGATCTTCTCGCTGGCGAAGTGGGTGGGCGCGGACATCCCGGGGAAGAAGGGCACCGAGAGCATCGACGGCGACCGCCTGCGCGAGAAGCTGATCGCGCGCGGGTTCGACGGGCTACACATCAAGGGCGCGGCCAAGATCGACGGGGGGCAGGGCGACTACTGGGTGGCCTTCCACCCGCACCAGATCAAGGCGACGACCAACCAGCGGCCGACGAGCGCCCCCAGCATCCACAAGGGCGATCTGGAGGGCCACCCCTTCAGGGGCAACCAGTACACGCAGGGCGAAGGCGGTGGCGGGCACGACACCCCCGAGTTCAAGGCGTGGTTCGGTGACTCCAAGGTCGTCACCGCCGAGGGCAAGCCGCTCGTCGTCTACCACGGGACGACCGAGAAAGACCCGACGACGCTGGACGAGTCGTTCGAGGCTGGGGCCGGGATATTCCTGACCGACAACGAGTCGGTCGCGGACACGTTCACGCTGCCGAGGGAGTACGGCGAGCCGGTATTCGAGGACGAGGACGGGAACGAGATCGAGGCGGGCACCGTGGTCGCGGCCTACGTCTCGATGCAGAACCCTCTGGTGATCTCTGGCCGCGAAGCCCAGGACGTCGTCGAGGACACGCCGCTTCAGACCCGCACCATCGCGCGCGCGAAGGCGAGCGGTCACGACGGGATCATCCTTCGCGGGGTGATGGAGGGCATCGGGGAGCGGTACAGGTCGGACAACTTCATCGTGTTCGACCCGGCCCAGGTGAAGGCCAAGGAGAACACGCGCCCGACGAAGCACCCGGATCTCGCGAAGGGCGATTTCGAGGGCCATCCGTTCCGAGGCAACCAGTACACGGACGGTGTCGGGGGAGGCGACGGCGAGGAGCCGTGGAGAAGCTCCAAGGAGGCCTTCGTTGGCCCTTGGCCCGATGGCGGCTACGTCGCCGAGAGCGAGCCGATCTACGCCGCACTCCAGGCCAGGGAGAAGGAGTGGAATCGGTCCGTCGCCGTGGCGGTCTCCCTGGGGCAGATGACGCCCGAGGCGGCGGAGAAGGCGGGCTGGCGGGAGTTGGGTGGGGGCGAGAAGATGGAGCGCCTGCCGTCGGTCCTCTACCACGCGACCACGGCGGCGACTGCGGTCGAGGAGGACGACCTCAAGACGCGCGACGAGTTGGGGCAGGCCAGCGGCAGGGGGATCGGCGGCGGCGCGAGCAACACGGTCTCGTTCACGACGGACCCCGTGATTGCCGAGGCGGTGGCGAACGGGCTGCGCGAGATGCGGCGCGTCGCCCAGGGCGAACTGACTGCGGCGATGCTGATCGAGAACGCGCGCACGGGCGCTGACGCGAAGCAGCCGTACATCGGCCCTGTCATGCGGGCCATCGGCGGCGGAGAGCCTGGCATGGACGATTACCTCGCGAGTCGCGAGCGCGCGGTCCACTACCCGGGGCCGCCACGCGGCAAGCACGAGTGGTCGCTCGACGAGAAGGAGGGCGAGAACAAGCTGGGCTGGCGTCCGGTGAAGGACGCGCGCCCCGGGCCGAACGGGACACCGATGCGCTGGGAACGCGACTGGACGCCCGAGGAGAAGATCGAGAACGCCATCACCCTCTACAAGGCGTGCGCGGCGTTCCGCGAGCACGCGGGCGGCGTCATGGACCCCTTGTTCTTCTGCTCCGACTACGAGGCGTTCGCCAAGCAGCAGGACTCCGAGATCAAGGTGCTGCGCTTCGTGCCGAGGGCGGGCGCGATGGGGTACCGGGTCAGCGGCATGAAGGAGTGGCGGACGTTCACGGGGCGCGCGGTGATCCTCACCGGGGAGGGCCGACTCAATGGATAGGGCTCCGCTGGACGAGTACCTGCTGGCGCTGCCCCCTCGACACAACGCGGTGTGGCGGCGCGAACGCGACGCGGCGAAGGCGCGCGGTGAGGACAAGGCGACCGCCGAGTTGCTCGCGTGGAACGCCATCGGCCTGTCGGCGGTCCCGGTGAAGGGGAGGCCGGTGCCGGTGGCGGACATCCTGGGCGTGGCTCTCACCAAGGGGGATCTCCCGGGGCACCCGTTCAGAGGGAACCAATGGACTGAGGGTGCAGGCGGCGCGTGGGGGGAGGGCGACAAGTCCGACTCCGACATCGAGGAGGAGGAGAAGTACGTCCGCGAGGTGATGACCGAGCGCGCCCTGAACCCGGAGACGTACTCCGACTTCAAGGACGGCGCGGTCATGCTGCGGTCCGAGGCCAAACGGCTCACGGACCCCAAGCGGAAGGCGGCCTACGAGCGCGCGGCCGAGTTGCAGGAGACCGCTGCCACGGCGAGCGCCGACTACGAGACCGCGTCGATGGCGGACCCCGACGAGGTGAAGCCCGAGACGGTCGCGGCGCACGAGGCGGCGGACGCGACGCGCAGGGCCGCCGTCACCGCCACCGAGGCCGCCATCCGGTGGGCCCAGAAGGCCAAGGAGACGCGGGAACGGAACACGAAGGCCAGCGCGCAGGCCAAGGTCGATGCCGCCGTGAAGGAGTTCGGCTTCAAGGGCAAGGTGATCGTCACGCTGGACGAGCACGAGTTCACGGTGGCGGGCCAGCGGGCGAAGGCGGTCGGCACCGCCAGTTCCACGCGGGAGGAGATCACGCTGCACGCGCGGCAGATGCGCGGGATGCCTACCGACGAGGTGAGGGAGGTCGTCGCCCACGAGATCGCCCACGTCGAGTTTCACCGGGGCGGCGGGCAGCGGGTCGTCTCCTCCCTGGAACGCTTCGGGACGCGCGAGTCGCTGGCGAAGGAGGGCGCTGCCGTGTCGGAGTACGCCGCGTCGTGGTGGAAGCACTACGAGAAGGCCAAGGCGCGCGGCGGGGCCATGCGGGATCCGATCTTCGACCCGGTGAACGAGACGTTCGCCGAGATCCGGGGGATGGTGCGGACCGGGAAGAAGCTCAAGGACGTCTGCTCCCCGGCGTGGCAGCGCATCTACCGCGAGGTGGTGAAGGTCGCGGGGATGCGGACCGTGCGCGTCACCAAGGGCGATCTGCCTGGGCACGCCTTCCGGGGAAACCAATGGACCGAGGGTGTGGCCGCAGCGCGCGCAGCCGTCGAAGAGGTCTGCGCCGCGACCGGGTTCCCATCCAGCCGCATCGACGTCGTGGACGATCCGCCCGAGACGATCACGTTCGACGGACTGCCCAACTCCGTCGCGGGCGTGTTCAACGCGAAGAAGGACGGTCGGATCACCATCTACCCGCGCGCGACCGACGAGATGCACCGGAAGTACCCCGACTGGAACGTGCGCGGCGTGATCGCCCACGAGATCGCCCACGCGCAGTACTCCGCTGCCTGGGAGGCCGACCCGGTGGCGATGTCGAAGCTGGAGCGGGGCTGGGAGAAGCTGGCCCCGGGCGGCGGGACGATCAGCCCCTACGCGAAGGCGTTCTGGGACGACGTCACCTACTGGCGCGGCCGGTCGACGGTGGTACACAGCGCCATCTCCGAGACGCTTTCCGAGATCCACCGGATCGTGATGGGGGGCGACCCGCTGGCGAAGGCCGCGCCGCCCGAGTGGCGGAAGGCGTACCGGACGGTGCAGCGCCTCGCCGCCACGGTGAGGAAGGGCGATTTCGATGGCCACCCGTTTCGCGGGAACCAGTACACCGACGGCGCATCCGGCGGCGGCCAGGACTTCGACGGCGAGGCGCAGGAGAGGGAAGAGGCCAGGATCTTCGCGCTGGGGGCCTCTAACTCCGACGAGCACCAGCGCGCGGTGGGGTACTTCGCATCCCTTGCCCATTGGGCCAGGGATCATGGGGACGCGGAGGCCGCCCGAGAGTGCCTTGCGGCTGGTGCCGCGCACGAGCGGGCGCAATGGGCGGCACGGGCCGCCGAGAAGTCGCAGCGGTGGCTGGAGGACATGGGGACCGGGGCATCCGAGGAGTCGCTGGCCGATCAGCAGCGCGAGACAACGGCCCGAAACGCCGACTACGAGACCATTCGGCAATGGGCGGTAGACGCCAGCGAGATCGCCTTCAAGGCGGTCGACCGCGTCGATGCCAAGCTGGAGGAGGAGTCGGCCCGGCGCGAAGCGGTGCGGGAGACCGACGAGTGGAAGTCGACGAAGTCGAAGGTCGAGGCGCTGACTAAGGAGTTCGGGTACACCGGCGAGGTCGAGTTGACCGACGAGACATACCACGTGAGCCTCATGGGCCAGGAATTCAACGCCGCCGGATCCGCGTCGTTCAATGAGTCGGGGCACATCAAGATCTACGTCCGCGAGTGGGGCGCGATCGGGGACGACTACGCGCGGACGGTGGTCGCGCACGAGATCGGGCACATGGAGTTCACCGCAGCGACGGCCGAGATGGGCGAGGAGGGGGATCGGATTCAGGAGTCCGTCGCCCCGGAGTACCGCGACGCCATCCGCGAGGCCGAGGCGAAGGGGATCGAGGGCGACGCCCGGTTCGAGTACGCGCAGGAGCACGCGATCATGCGCGCCGACGGGACGCTGACGGCCCGTGGGAGGCGCGAGTTTCCGCTGCACGCGCAGCAGGAAGCCCTCGGCAAGGCGGGGGACATCGATGCGCTGGCGGAAGAGGACGGGGTCACCCCGTACAGCACGCGGTGGTGGAACGCGTACAAAGCACGGGAGGCCACCACGGAGCAGGCGCTGCACGAGACCTTCGCGGAGATCCGGGCGCTGGAGCGCGCGGGCAAGAGGGTCGAGGACGTCGCCAAACCGTCCTGGGTGGCGTACTACAAACTCATGGTGAAGGCTGGAACCGACCGCTTGAAGCGGCAAGGCAAGGAGGCCTGAGATGGACGCACCGAAGAGCATCGAGCGGCAGAAGGTCGACGGGCGCGACGCGACGGTTGTGCACCTCGCGAACGGGATGGTAAAGGTCATCTGGGACGACGGGGAGATGGCGTTCCTCGTGCCGAAGCCCAAGGACGAAGCCACCCCTGCCCGCGAGAAAACCGATGCCTGAGATCACCTGCCGGTCGTGCCCGCACTACCTCCCCACCCAGGTCGGCCAGGGGGAGTGCCACGCGGAGCCGCCGAGGCCCGCGCCGATCATGGCCCCGAACCCGATCACGAAGGCGCTGGAGGTCTCCGGGGTGCTGGGGATCTTCCCGCCGGTCCGGGCCGAGGTGACGTGGTGTTCGCGGCACCCGGACGCGTGGCAGATCCCGATGGCGCGGGTCATGGCCGGGCAGGCGACCGCCGAGCAGGGAACGCCGTCCCCGAGGCCGGAAGACGACGGCTCGCCGAACGGATCCGGGCCGCGACTCGTCGTGTAGCGACCCCGGGTGCGCTAAAGTGTGACATGCGCGGATCAACCGTGCGTGTTGCCAGCGTCACCAGATCGGCTAAGATGCCGCCAACATGGCAATGGGTGGCGGCGGCGGGAAACGGATCTTCGGGGAGTTTTCCAAGATCGAGCAACGCGACGATGGCACGATCGTCGTAAGCGGCATCGCGTCCACCGAAGACGTCGACAAGGACGGCGAGGTGGTGAAGGCCGACGCGATGCGCCTCGCGATCCCGGGCTACATGAAGTTCGGGGCCATCCGCGAGATGCACCAGCCGACCGCAGCGGGCACCGCGCTCGCGTGCGAGGTTCACGGCGACGGGAAAACCTATCTGGAGGCCCATATCGTCGATCCGGTGGCCGTGCTGAAGGTGCGGACCGGGACGTACAAGGGCTTCTCGATCGGTGGGCGCGTGCCGCCGGGCGGACGCAACGTCCACGACGCGAAGATCATCGAGGCGCTCGTCCTCACCGAGATCAGCCTCGTCGACTCCCCGGCGAATCCGGCCGCGCGGATCCAACTCTTCAAGGCCGACGGCCTGACCGACGACACCGTCTCCGCAGAGGTGCTGGCGGAAGGCGACGTCAACGCCCCCGTGGTGAAGGGGGACGCGCCGGGCCATCCCTTCCGAGGCAACCAGTACGGGGACGGGTCCAGCGACGGACCGGGAGTCGAGTCCGAGCATCACCGCTGGTCGGAGGACGAGGCCGACCGGGAGACCCGCGAGCAGGTCGAGGGCGGGCACGGGACGCCGGAAGAGAAGGCGCGGATCGCGGCCGAGGGGAAGGAAGACCTCAAGCACGTCCAGGCCCCGCCGCCCGACGCCGAGGCCATCGCGCCGAAGAAGGACGAGACGCGCGTCACGCCGGGCAAGACCGTGGGCGGGTATCACCACGAGGGACCGGAGTTGGCGGCGACGCTGGCGGAGGATCCGTACACCGCCCAGAACGTCTCCTACGGGTTCTACGGTGGGATGCGGGACATCGAGCGCCGCGACCCGGACGACCCCGACAAGGCCGAGGCCGAGGGGTGGGAGTGGGAGCGCAGCAAGAGCGCCGACGCCGCCTACGCGCACGCCCGCGAAGAGGTGAAGCGGGTCATCGGCGGGTCCGACGAGGACGCGCGCGACCTACTCGACTCACCGTTCGGGCGGCACCTCGCCGACAGCGTGGCCGATGGGAAGACGCCATTCCAGGCCCTGAACGTGAAGTCCACGCGCCTCGCTGGCAAGCAGGCCCTGCGCGACATCCGAGATCAGCGGGACACCGACGCGAAGCACAGCGCCAGCAACGCCGAGCCGGAACGGTCGCCCGAGGAGTGGAAGCAGTACGCCGAGGACGTGGGCGCTGGCGGGAAGAAGTCGGGGACGAAGGCCGAGGCGCGCGAGCGGTCGGCCCTGCGGCAGATGACCGCCTCCCAGGACAAGGCGACGGCCACCATCCGCGCCGGGGCCAAGGCGTACACGGACCGTCGCGCGGCGTCCTTCGACAGCGGCGGCGGCGGCACCGAGGCTGCGCGGGCATCCGAGCGGAAGTCGCTCTACGAGACCAACCCGATGGTCCGGGCGATGGCGCATGGCTCGTCGGGCACAGCCCCGGCTGGCAAGAAGGCCGGGCCGTCCGACGCCCGTCGGTTCGGGGAGTCGCCGTCGGCGGCGGCAGCCCGCGCGCGAGGCCCGCGCCGCCCGTTCAAGGCCGACGTCGAGATCGACCTCACGAAGCGGCTGGACGGCTTCACGGACGAGGGCGAGCCCATCTACACGGTGCTGAAGGGCGACGTCCCGGGTCACGAATTCCGGGGCAACCAGTACAGCCACGGCGGCGGCAGCGGCGCGCCGAACCGCGAGACCAAGGGGTTCGGGAAGGACGGCCAGCCGGTCGTCGGTCGGCAGACCAAGGCCCCGGCCAGGAAGAAGTCCGTGCGGCAGCCGGACGCGGCGAAGGACGCCGAGCGGGCCGACTCCAACGGCGCTCACCGGGCGGCGGCCGAACACCACAAGGCGGAGGCCACGCGCCATCGCCGGGCGGGGTCGCAGGCCAAGGACGCGCAGGGGGCGGCGCAGCACAACTTCGCGGCCCAGCAGCACGCCATCGCGGAGCAGGCGCACCGGACGGCGAGGGACACCTCCCTCGGCGACGCCGGACGGGACGCGGCGACGCGGCGCGCCCGCGACGCATCCGCGCGCGCCCACAAAGAGACCGGCTTCACGACCTTCAGCCCGAAGGCCGACACGGACATCGACATCACCAAGGCCGCCCCCGGCGCGCCGCAGGAGGAAGCAATGGCAGACCCGAAGGCGATGGCACAGGGTGAGGCGGCGGACGCAGCGGTGTGCGACGACTGCGGGGCGACGCTGGTCGACGGCGCGTGCCCGGAGTGCGCGGCCGAGGGCGGCGAGGCCGAGGCAGGAAGCGGCAGCGGTGCCGGTTCCTCGGGCGAGGTCGCAGCCGACCCGTCCACGGGCACCCGCGACGACGACGCCACCGACGACGGCACCTCCGCCGAGGGGAACAGGTTCCAGGCGCGCGCCGCGAAGCTCGCGAAGGCCGCCAACGTCGAACTGGCCGCCCTCCGCAAGGAGAGGGACGCCGAGGCCGCGCGGGCGCGGGCCGCCGAGGAGGCGCTGGCCGACCTCCGGGCGCAGGCCACCACCACCTCGACGAAGCTGGCGAAGGTGGCGTCGCGCGCCGACGAGGTGACCGGCGAGGTCACCAAGATGCGCCGGGCCCACGCGGAGGTCTCCGAGACGCTGGAGAAGGTCTCCGCCGAGCGGGACGGGATGCGGGAGCGGCTGGCGAAGGTGCAGGCCGAGCGGGACGCGGTCTCGGCCGACGCCCTGCGGATCCGCAGCGACAACGACGACGCCGAGCACGCGGTGGCGAAGCTGACCGGCGACCGGGACTCGATGTCCGAGCGGCTGGCGAAGGTGCAGCAGGAACGCGACCGGGCCGACGAGGAGTTGGGGAAGGTCCGCGCCGCCCGCGACTTCGCCGAGACGTCTTTCGAGAAGGTGGCCGCCGAGAAGGCGATCACCGACAGCCGCCTGTCGAAGGTGTCGGTCGAGCGGGACAACGCCGTCGCCGACGCCGCGAAGATGCGGGTCGAGCGGGACGCCGTCGAGGATCGGTTCGAGAAGGCGGTGACCGAGCGGGACGTCCTCGCCCAGCGCGCGACCAAGGCGCAGGCCGAACTGAACGCGACCGGCGACCGGCTGGCGAAGGTGCAGGCCAACGCGGAGCGGGCCGAGATCACCATCACCAAGATGGCCTCCGAGATCGACGCCGCCAACCAGCGCGCCGCCCGGCTGTCGAAGGCCGTCGACGCCGCCGAGGCCCTCGCCTCGTCGACCGCCGCGTCGCTCGACGCCGAGCGCGTCACCCTGGCGAAGGTGAACGCCGAGACGGCCACGCTTCGGAAGGCGCTGGACCGCGCCCGGGTCGAGCGCGACGACGTCGCCAAGGCCCGCGACGAGGCGACCGCCGAGAACGCGCGGAAGCTGGAGGAGATCTCGACCATCAAGAAGGCCGCCGACCGGGCCCGCGTGGAGCGGGACGAGGCCGCGCGCGCCCGCGACGCCGCCCTCTCCGAGGCCCAGAGGAAGGGCGAGGAGATCGACGGGCTCAAGAAGGTCGCCGAGCGCGACCGCCTCGTCGCCAAGGCCGAGGCCACCCGCGCCCGCGAGGTCGCCGCCGCCGACGCCCAGCGGAAGGCCGAGGAGATCGACAGCATCAAGAAGGCGCTGGACCGCGAGCGCCTCGTCGCCAAGACCGAGATCGCGAAGAAGGTGAAGGAGGCAGACGACCTTCGCAAGGCGGCGAGTGTCGCCGCCGACGCCGCTGCCAACGCGCGCAAGGCGAAGCTGGCGGCGGAGAGCGAGCGCGACGCAGCGAACAGCGAACTGGCGCGCAGGCCGAAGGGCGCGCTGCGTGCGGCCCTGCCGGTCGAGAAGGGTCTCGACACGGCATCCGCACAGACCGGCGAGGAAGCCGCGAAGCCCGAAGCCCCGGCGAGCCCGATGGACGCGATCCGCAAGGCTCACCAGAACCCGAAGCTGCTCCAGAACGTCAACAGGTGATGTCGAAGTCCTCTCGCCGCTAACGGCGAGATCCACGCAGTAGGAGAGAGGGAAACAAGATGGCAAACGTCAATGAGACCATGGATCTCGTCAAGGCGGCGCAGTCGAATCCGCAGGCAGTCGACGCGATCACGAAGTCGTTCACGCAGGGCACCGGGCTCGTCGCATACGACCTCGAAGCCCCGGCCAAGCTGATGGTGCCGGTGCTCACGCCCCTCCGCAACATGACCCCCCGCGTGAAGTCGAACGCGGGCGACACGGCGACGCGCTGGAAGGCGATCACCGGCATCAACACCAGCAACATCCACGCGGGCGTCTCCGAGGGGAACCGGGGCGCGGTGATCAGCGACTCCGTCGCCGACCTGACCGCGTCGTACATCGGGCTGGGCCTGGAGAACACGGCCACGTTCGAGTCCGACTACGCGGCCGAGTCGTTCGACGACGTCAAGGCCCGCGCCGTGCAGAACCTGCTCAACTCGCTGATGATCAAGGAGGAGGACACCCTCCTCGGCGGCAACAGCAGCGTGGCGCTGGGCACCACCCCGACCCCGACCGGCTCCATCGTCGCGGGCGGCTCCGTCACCGCAGCCACCTACAAGGTGATCTGCGTCGCCCTCACCTACGACGGCTACCGCCGGTCGTCGGTGGCGAACGGCGTCGTGCAGCAGATCTCCCGCACCAACGCCGACTCCTCGACCGACACCATCAACGGTGGCGCTGCCCAGAAGTCCGCCGCCTCGGCCGACCTCACCACCGCCACCACGAACCTCACGATCTCGTGCGCCGTCGCCGACGTGAAGGGCGCGGTCGCCTACGCGTGGTTCATCGGCGCGGCCGGTGCCGAGCACCTCCAGGCGATCACCACGAAGCGGACCCACGTGCAGTCGGCCACCCTCAACACCACCAGCCAGCTGGCCTCGGCGCTGGCCTCGGCCGACTACTCGCGGCAGAACGGGTACGCCTTCGACGGCTTCCTGTACTCCGCGTTCAACTCCTCCTCGGCGTACTACCGTTCGCTGGGGTCCACCCTCACCGCCGACGGCAAGGGCGGCGTCACCGAGATCAACGACGTCCTCGGGGCGTACTGGGACAACCTGAAGCTCCAGCCGGACGCCATCTGGGCGAACCGGGAGCAGGTCAACGACATCACCGCGAAGTGCGTCGGGTCGGCCACCTCGCCCTTCCGCTTCAACCTCACCGCCGGGACGGCGCAGGGCAGCCTCGTCGGCGGCGGGAAGGTGACCGAGTACCAGTCCCCGGTGGACTCCTCGATCATCCCGATCAACATCCACCCGAACATGCCCGCCGGGCTGATGATGTTCACGGTGAAGAACCTGCCGTACGCCCTCAACAACGTGGGCGACGTCTTCCGCATCAAGGCGCGCCGCGAGTACTACCAGATCGAGTGGCCGCTCCGCACCCGGAAGTACGAGTACGGGTGCTACGTGGACGAGGTGTTCCAGCACTACTTCCCGGTCTCGCTGGGCATCCTGAACAACATCACCGCCGGATAGTCGACGGCGCGGCAGTCTCTCGGGGGCGGCGGGTCGTTGCCGCCGCCCCCTTCTCTCAGGAGGATGCGATGACGCGGATCTACCCTGTGTGTGAAGGTGCTGTTCTTCCGCCGCGCATCGCCCGAGTGGCGGTGGCGCAGTCCGACGGGTTCGACGTGCCGGACCACGTGGCCGCCGAGATGGCGCGGTTCGGCTTCGCCCTCGCGCCGCCCGTCCTCATCATGCAGGGCGCGATCGAGGCGACGGCCATCCCGGCCCCGCCCGAGCCCGTCGCGGCCGTCGTCGAGGCGTCGGCCGAGGTGGCCCCAGCGCCCCAGGAGGAACCCGCAGCGGAGGCCCCGGTGGCCCCCGCCGACCACCAGCAGGAAGCGCCCGCACGCGGCAAGCGTCACAGGTAGGACGGCATGGCCGAGGCCAGCGTCACCGCGAGCGCCCGAGTCAGCGACGCCCTCGCGTCGCTGGAAGACCTCAAGGGCTACATGAAGCTGACCGTCAACGACGACGACGCGCTGCTCGTGCGCCTGCTCGACGTCGCCTCGTCGTGGATCCGCAGGTACATCGACCACGACGTGTGGCCGATCAAGTCCTACACCGACACCATCACCGGGGCAGGGAGGGGCGACGCGTTCTGGCTGGTCGAGTGGCCGGTGCAGTCCGTCGTCTCGCTGGCCTACGAGGATGGCCGTTCCATCCCCGAGCGCGTGGGCGGTCGCGGGGACGGGTGGTGGCTGGAGTTGCCGAACCTGCTTCACCTCCACGGCTACCGCCTCGCGCGCGGCGAGCGCGCCATCTGCACCTACACCGCCGGTTGGCCCGAGGTGCCGTTCGACCTCTCCCAGGCCTGCATCGACGTGGCGTCCTACGAGTACAAGCGCCGGTCGCGCATCGCCCAGAGCAGCAAGAACCTGCCCGGCGAGAACGTCGCCTTCGACGCAGAGTGGGCGTCGAAGTACGGGCGGGATGTGCTCGACCATTGGAAGCGCGTCGTGCCGAAGGTCGGGGGCCTGACGTGATCCACCCGACCGTCGCACTCGTCGGCGTCGAACGCGTCGAGACGATGCTGAAGGGCATCATCCCGGGGCTACACCGGGAGCTTGCGCGGACGATCGAGAACCTCGCCATCACGGTCCAGGCGGCCTCGATGGACAAGTACCTGAACCTCGCCGCGCCTGGGCCGGGCGGGCTGCACGTCAAGACCGGCACGCTGCGGCGCAGCATCAACTACCGGATCTACAAGGAGAAGAACGCCATCACCGCCGTCGTCGGGACCAACGTCCTCTACGGCCGGTTCTGGGAGTTGGGCTTCAGCGGCACGCAGCACGTCCACCCGTTCGTCCGGCACATCAAGAACGTGATGGGCAAGATCGACGTCGGGGGCGCGATGAAGCGCCGGAAGATCGCGTCGGGCATCGCCTACGTGCGGGCCTTCGACCGGAATGTGAATCAGCGCCCCCGGCCGTTCCTGCGCCCCGCGCTGGACATGGTGCGGCCCATGATCCGCGAGGAGTTGAAGGGCTGCATGACCATGGCCATCGGAGAGGCGCGCCGTGGCCGCTAGGCGGACCGAGATCTACGACGCGCTGACCGCGCGCCTCAAGGACGTCGCCCTCGTGCGGACGTGCGAGCAGCGCCTGCGCGCCTACGACGACGTCCCCGACGCGGAGCAGCCTGCGGTGTTCGTGGTCGCCACCGACCAGTCGCAGCAGTACCAGGGGCGCGGGTTCCCGCCCATCTGGACGCTGCGCTTCAAGCTCTACGTCTACGCGCGCATCCCCGGCGGCGACTCGCGGGCGACCGGGCATGACGCCCTCATGCCGCTGCTGGACGCGATCGAGGACGCGCTGCTGGCGACCGACGAGGAGAAGGCCAGGGACAAGGCGGCCTGGAACACCACGCTGGGCGGCTACTGCTCGCACGCGCGGATCTCTGGGACGGTGGTGACGGACGAGGGTGCGCTGGGCGAGCAGGCTGTCGCGATGGTTCCAATCGAAGTACTCACGACGGCCATCATGCCGTCCACGTAGGAGGCGGTCATGGCATACGCATTCGGCGCTGGATCCCTGACGTACAACTCGGTCGAGGTCGGGGTGCTTCAGGAGGTTTCACTCGACGTGTCGTTCAACGTCGTGCCTTTGATGGGCGCGATGCAGTTCCCTGTGGCGATAGCCAAGGGTCCGGGGAACATCAAGGGCAGCGCCCGATTCGGCAACATCGAGCCCTCGATCATCGCGACCGTCAACAACGAGTTGATGGGGCCGCTGGCGAGCGCGTTGCAGTTGGTCTGGGAGGTTCCCGCCGGGACGCAGACCCTGACCCTGACGCTGCCGAACGTCATCCTCTCCTCGTGGAAGATCGGTGGCGGCAACGACAAGTGGGCGCTGACGGACATCTCTTTCGAGGCCGCCGCCGCCGCCGCCTCCCCCTTCAACGTCCTCACCGTCGCCGTCGCGTGATCCCATGAACCTCAAGACCGTGAAGATCGTCATGCGGGATGGCCGAGAGGCCACCGTCATGCCGTACAGCATCGACGCGATGGAACGGATCAACGATGCGAAGGCGCTGGACAACGTGATCAGCGCCGACGACAAGGTCCGGCACTCCGCGATGCGGGTGTTGGCGTTCGAGGCGATCTGCGAGAGCCTCCCAGACCTCAAGGTGGAGGACGTGGGGCGGCTGCTGACGATGCCGATCTACAACGAGATCACCGACGCCATCGCGCTGGTCAACGGGTGGAAGGCCACCGGGGCGGTCGACGTGTCCACGGGGGAAGCCGAGAGCCCTTCGACGCCGCTGGCATCGTTGGGCTGATCTGCACCGAGTTGGGGATGTCCGTAGCGGAGGTGGGGCGCATGCGCCTGCCAGAGGTGTACCGGCTGGTGGACTACTGGGCAGACCACCCGCCGGTGCAGCGGTTGGTCGCGGCGTACATGGGGGTCGACTCCAAGTCGCAGCGCCCGGCCGCGCCCGGCGTCCATCGGTCCGCAGGCGTGCAAACCGTCGAGCAGTTCATCGCCGCCCTCGGGGGCGCGGTGAAGTACGGGGAGGGCGTGCAGCCCCTGGTGGCGGCCCCCCTGCCCGGGGTGGCCGTCGAAGGATTCCCGGTTCCCGCGCTCCACGGGCCGCCCACCCACCCCTTCCCGGTGTCTCCTCCGGGCATGGTGATCCGCGATGGCGAGTGAAGACCTCCCCACCGTAGGCGTAGAATTCGGCGCGTCCGACGACGGGTCGTTCAAGGCGATCATCGAGCAGCAGATCGCCCAGGCAGCAAGCCTGCGGACCGAGTTGGGGAAGCTGCGGACGGTGTTCAACCAGCCGCCCCCTCCGCCGCCCGTCCCCAACCCAAAGGACGTCGACAAGAGCAGGTCCGCGTTCGAGGCGTTCGAGGCGGCCATCAACGCCTACCGCCGCAACGAGCGGGCGCAGGCGCGCACGGGGAAGTTCCTTGTCTCGGAGTTGCTGGAGGTGGTCCCGGCGGGCGCGGAAGCCAAGCGGACGCTCCAGGGGATCGCGGACGTCGCCCTGGAGACCGGCGAGGCGCTGTCCAAGATCGGAACGGCGGCGGCCGGGATGGGCGTCGCGCTGGCAGCGTTCGCTGCGCTGAAGTTCGCCGTCAGCAAGCTGGCGGAGGCGTGGGCCAACGAGAAGAAGATCCGCGACGCAGCGATCGTCGGGACCGCCGAAGCCCTGGCCCGCGCGAACAACGCGGTGCGCGACTTCGGGCGTGTCGCCACGGACCTGAAGACCCCACTCACCGCCGGGCAGACGGCGATGCGCGGGCTGGCCGACTCCTTCACGGCCGACATTGACAAGATCAAGACCCGCCTGGAGGTTCTGAAGGCGGACGACGCCTCTCGGTGGGCGATCACGAAGCTGTTCGACATCGGCAGCAAGGGCAAGGAGATCACGGCGGCGCTTGAGGAGATCCGAATCAAGCAGGAGGCGCTCGCCCGTGGGCAGTACGGCATCCAGCGCCTGATCCCCGGGCAGGACCGCGAGGTGAACCGGAAGCAGTCTCGCGATGCACAGGGGGCCTACGACGCGGCTGCGCTGGGGGCCTTCGCGTCGAAACGCGACAGGATCGAGCAGGATTACGACACCAAGACCACGGCCATCCTCCAGGCGCAAAAAGACAATGCGGTCCAGTACGGGGCCGCCCAGATCCAGTTGAAGACCGCCGCGATGGAGCGGCAGAACGGCCTGGATGAGGACGCGCAGTCGCGCTGGGTCGAACTCCAGAAGTCGCGCCTCGACTTGGAGTCCGCAAACGCCGACGAGACCCACCGGATCTACAACGAGACGGCGCAGGCGTACATCGCCCTCTCGCAGCGAACCGTGGACATGACGGCGGAGGCTGTCCGAAACCAAGTCGCGATCATCCAGCAGGGCGAGGCGGACAAGCTGCGCGCCATCCGGGAACGGGTCGCCGCCGAGATGGCCGCCACATCGGCGTTGGCGCAGGACTACGCCGACAAGCTGAACGAGCAGGAGAAGCCGAAGGAGGGCTCCTACGCTTACGGTAAAAACCTCAAGGAGGCGGGCGGCAGCACGCAGAAGGCCGACAAGCTGACCCAGGCTGACGCGTCGTTCGGGGCCCAGTACGACAAGCTGTTCGACGTCGGCAAGGCGACCGGGGACTGGGAGACGGTCAACAAGGCGATCGACAAGCTCCGGGCCAACTGGATGAAGACGCGGACCGACATTGCCTCGGGATGGGACGTGATCGGCGCGAAGATGCAGGATGCGGCGGTCTCCCTCGGCGAGACGATGTCGTCGATGTTCGTCGACATGGCGCGCGGAACGATCACGGCCGGGCAGGCGATGAAGGCGATGTTCGCCGCTGCGCTGAAGCAGGCCATCATGCTGGCCGCAGCCGCCGCAGGGGCGTCGGCTGCCGAGGGCGGGCCGACCGGCTGGATGATCGCCATCCCCGTCGCGGCATCGATCCTGGCGGGCCTGACCGCGATGCTGGGCGCGGAGAGGGGCTTTGACATCCCGTCCGGGTTGAACCCGATGGTTCAGCTTCACCAGCGCGAGATGGTGCTGCCAGCGAACCTCGCCGACAAGGTCCGCAATATGACGGACGGTGGAGGCGGGGCGTCGCAGGCCGCCCCCGTGACGGTCCACTTCAACGTGTCGGCGATGGACGGCCCGTCGGTGTACCGCGTCCTGCGCGAGCACGAGACGCAGTTGGTCCGCATCATCCAGAACGCGCAGGGCAACCGACGCCTGGGGAGCATCTGATGGCGATCCCGCTTTCACAGTCGGGCCTCCAGATCGGGATCACCCGCGAGACGATCTACGCCGTCAACGTGCAGACGTCGATGGCGGGCGTCGAGATCAGAACGCGGTGGCACAACGCCCCTCGTTACCGATTCGCGATCAGCATCATCGGCCGCGCCGAGGCGGCGGGCCAACTGGCGGCGCTGGCCGCTGCGGTGGACGACGTCTACGGGTCATGGGGAACCTTCACGATGGTGGACCCATACGACCTCGCCCGAGGGGTCACCGTGAACAGGGTCTGCCGCCTGGAAGGCGTCCCGAAGTTCACCGAGTACCGCGTGAAGGGGTGGTGGAAGGTCGACTACACCGCCATCACGGTGGTGTAGGAATGATCCCCGACAACGGAGTACAGAGCTACCTCAACGGGCAGAACGACTTCGACTGCGACGAGTCGTTCATCATCGGCCCGGGCGGAAGCATCGGCACATTCGGTCCGCGCACCTCGCCCCCCGCGAAGCGCGGGCCGATCCGCAACTCGCTGGGCAGCGAGATATCGACGTGCGAGTTCACCATCCTCTGCGGCGGCGGCAGCGGCTTGCAGGCGGACGTCCTCGCTGGCAACTGGGACAACCAGATCGTCCGCGTCACGAGGACGTTCGGCCCGTACACGATCTCCCGCTTCGTCGGCTACGTCGCGTCGGCCATCCCGACATCCATGACCATCGTCGTCGTGGCGAAGTCGATGATCGCGGAATTGAACCAGAAGCTGCCCACCCGGATCTTCTCGTCCATGTGCCCGCTGCGCTTCGGGTCGACAGCGTGTGGCGCGACGGGAACGCCGTGCGACCACACGGTCGATGGCTGCGTCACCCCGTTCAACTTCGGCGGGTTCCCGATGCGCCCGCCTGACGACCAGAAGTTCTACCGCCCCCGGACGACGAGTTGGAATCCGCCGATCGTCGGGCAGTCCGCGACGCCGCAAAGCGCCACACAGACGAGCGCCGTCGACGACGCGGTGCCTCTTGTGTACGGGACGCGGTGGCTGCCCGGGAAGGTCGTGTTCCGAGACCCAACGGTCGGGCTCAACCTCACGACGTCGAACGTAGGCCTCGCCGGGATGACGGACACGTGGTTCGTCGAGGATCTCACCGAAGACCAGCAGTTGACCACCGAGAACCCGGACGTCATCAAGGTGTGGCGGAAGCACGTCGGGCTCCCGGCGCACCCGCAGGTGGTCGCCCTGTGCGAGGGGGGGAGCGGGATCGAGGTCCGAGCCTCCAAGATCGGCGGGAAGCTGATCACCGGGGCCGGACGCCCGGCCGCCACGGACCCGCCCAGCGGCGTCGTGCCGGATGGCCTAGCCGCCGCCCTCCCGATCCCGAACGACAGGTTCGTCGTCACGTGCAACGCCGTGTTCAACGAGGGCGTGCGCCTGAACCTGAGCCCGCGCGTGCTGAACTACAAGCTCGCCGTGAACGTGCTGCCGAACGGGACGGGGGGCGATCTAGAGAACGCCGCGCTGCGGATGCACTACCCGGTCTCGAATTACGAGTACCCGGTCTACGACCTGATCACCTCGTTCGACGGGGGCATTCGGCGACGCCTGCGCTGGCCGGGCACCGCCGTCATCGAGTGGATCGGCCTCGTCGTTCGGGAGAAGGCCGTAGACGAGACCTTCACATTCGAGCAGCCCGAAATGGAGTTCGAGGTCCGGGGTCTGTGCCGGTCAGGGACGAACGACGACGCCGACCCCGCCGAGGTGATGGCCGACCTGTGGGCGCGCTGCGGCATGAGTGGCGTGACGCTGGACATCGACCACGGGATGGCGGACGGGGCGTCCTACCGATCCTATTGCAGCGACCAAGGATTCCGGGTCGCCAACGTCATTTCGTCGCAGACGGACGCGTGGGGTTTGATGTCGTCGCTGGCAGCCGACACGAACGCGGGGTTCGTCTGGACGCAGTCGTCGTCGGGCGACCCGGTGCTGCGAGTGATCCCGCTTGTCGAGGACGAGGGCGGCGGACAGAGCACGGCGACGAGCCTCGGGCCACAGGACTTCGTGACGGCCGACGTCAACGGCGAAGGGGTGCGCGTCGAGCGCCGACCGGATCAGGAGTCGTTCAGCATCATCCCGGTCAAGTACCAGATGCACACCCAGAAGGACGGGGAGGTCGACGACAGCGTCCTCGCCGACGACCTCGCCCGATCGATGAACTGGGACAGGCGCGGCGCAGCCTACGCGGCCCAATGGGTGTCGAACTCGGCGCACGCGTACAAGTTGTCTCACCTCCTCGCGCACCGCAGCGCCCAATGCCGGAACCTGTTCCGCTTCTCGACCACCGCCCGATGGATCCGCCTCGAATGCGGCGACCTGATCAGCCTCACGGAGCCGCACCTCGGAATCAGCGGCGTCCTCGCCCGCATCGTCAGCACCGAAGACACGTCCGACGGGGATATCGACATCGTCGCCGAGGAGTACATCGGCCACGCCGCCGTTACGCCCCCGGTGTGGACGCCGGAGGGCGGCGGCGGCGGAGGGGGCGGGGGCATTCGGCCGCCAGGGGCGGGCGGGCAACTCGAAGCCGATCTCCAGGCGATCGAGAACCTTCTCGGCGACATCATCTCCGACAACCGGATCACGACGGCTGAGAAGCACGCGACCGTCCCCCTGTTGCAGCAGCTGTTCGGGGAGCACCAGAAGCTCTACTCGGACGCGGCGGCATTCGGCGCGTCGGTCACCGCGCAGACGCTGGCCGACTACGAGTCGGCCATCCACGACCTGTGGGCGTACTGCATCGCGGCCGTCCCGACCGGCACGGACGCGGCGGCCGACGACCAGGGAGTCCACACCCCGACGAACGGCCTCGGGATGACGGCGACGTGGACGGGGAAGAATAGCTGGCCCACCGGGCACGCGGCGACCGACCTTCCCCCCACGAATGCGGTCTACAACGCCTGGACGTCCGTGGGCGATGCGAACGGGACGATCACCGTCCACGGGAACACGTTCCGCGACAAGATCGGTGACGCGTTCGCCACGCGGCAGATCCTCGTCATCGAGATCACGGCGACGATGCGGGACAGCATCGAGGCGCTGCAAACCCTCAACCGGATCGGCGACGACGGCTACCTCGCCTACAACGAGAAGCGGGCGGCGTACTCGATCTACCGCGCGTGGATCGAGGGGCAGGCTGGGCTCGATGCGGCGGCGGGGCAGCACTTCCTGCCGACGGGGAGCGGTGTTCGGAAGACCTACAACGACGCCATCGGCGCGATGGAGACCTACTGGACCCAGGCGATCCCGACGTGCGCCGGGGTGTCCGAGGGGCACGACCCGCCGAACCCGAAGCTGCACGTCTCCTCCAGCACCGGCCTCGGCCTCCCGACGGCGCACCCGTCGGAGTCGCAGGTTCACACTTGGATGCAGACGCCGCCGGACATCGCGATCGACCCGGCCCGGTGGCGAACGGTCCACTCGGACGCGGCCAACGCCATCGACGCCCTCGAACGGGCGATGCTGAAGGACACCGACGACCGGCTGGCCGCCAACGTCGCGTGGCTGACGCGCGTGACGTCGGACTCGATCATCTCGCAGGGCGCGGAGAAGATGGACGTGTTCGAGGAGTACGTTCACCTCCTCGACGACGCGACGCAGATCCGCATCCGGGCACAGAACGCGGCCATCGCAACGGCGTGCGCGTCCGACCTCGCGGCCTACAACGGCTACGTCGCCACGCTGACCGCGCACATGACGGCGCTGGGGCTGCCGGGGACCAGCGCGGCCAACCTCGACACGTGGCAGGCGGCGACCGCGTCGCCGAACACCGCCAACCGCGACTGCGACCTCTCGCTGGTCTCCGCCCCGTACACCGGGCGCAACGCGCTGATCACCAACTTCAAGAACGTCTACAGCGCCTACGCGATGCTGGAGACCTCCATCGCGGGGGCCTTCTCCGCGAACGTCGCGCAGGTCAACCTGATCTCCAGCGACGGCTGCATCTCGGCCGGGGCCGAGAAGGCGTTCGCGTGGATCACCTACAAGGGCCTGATCGACGACCAGACGGGCGTCACGAATCAGGCCGGGGCGCAGGGCATCTCGCTGACGGCGGGCACCGGCCTGACCTACGCGAACGCGATGGCGAAGATCCGCGCGTACATGGCCGCACCGCACGTCCTGCCGCCATCGTCGCCCGCCGACGGCCGGTCGCAGACCAGCCCGACGAACGGTCTCAACATGGGCCGCGCGACGGACGGCACCGGCACCGGCACGGCGCTTCCCACCGACGCCCAGGTCTCGACGTGGTCCGGCTACAACACCTACGTCCACGGCCCAACCTTCCGCGCCGTCTTCCAAGACGCCATCGCCTCGGCCAACGCGATCTGGGCGGCGATCGAGAACGACTCGTGGGCCGACGCGAACGACGCGTTGAACCGCCTCACGAACATCGGCAGCGACGGAGTCCTGACCAGGGACGAAAAGCCTGCCGTGTGGCGCGACTATCACCTCCTCCTCACGGAGCGCGCGCAGTTGGAGGCGCAGGCGACCGCGACCGCGTCGCTGACCGCCGACACCACGGCCACCCTCGCGGCGTACCGGCAGCGGACCTGGGAGCTTCAGAACTACCTCTACAACACCCTCGCCCTTCGCCCAGCGCCGGGGGCCGGGACGCCCACGTGGACGATCACCATCCCGACCTACGCGGACCTCAATGGCACAAGCCCGGCTGGCTGGCTGTCCGTCGGGACCGCCAACGGCGTCGCCGGGGACACGGCGATCCCGAACCAGACCGCGTGGCTGGACGCCTGGACGAACCTCTACGCCGCCCGTGCCGCCCTCCTCACGGCCATCGCGACGTCGATGGGGCAGGACGTCTCGGACGCGCTGGCGTGGCTGGGGAACGTCGCCAACGACCTCATCGTCAGCAGGGGGGAGAAGACCCGGACCTTCTCGATGTACCAGTCGCTGGTCGTCGAGCGGGGGAGCCTGGATCAGGAGGCGACCTACAACGCCGCGATGACGACGGCGACGGCGACCGAGAAGGCCGCCTACGACCGGACCGTGTGGCAGTTGCAGGACTACATGATGGACGGCCTCGCGTGCCCGCCGGACACGACCAACGAGGTCGACGCCACTCCGTGGGCCGTCGCCAACCCGTCCAACACCCACCTCACGACGTGGCTGGCGTCTGGATCAGCAGGCGGGATCGTCGGGGACACGGCGCTGCCCGCGACGTGGACGCTGCTGGGTACCGCCTACCCGGACCGGCAGGCGTTCCTCCAGGCCTTCCTGAACGTGTGGTCGGCCCGTGCGGCGTTGACGAAGAAGATGAACGACACCCGCAACGGGTGGTCGGGCGGGACGCATCCGCGCACGGGAACGTGGATCAGCGCCTCGGACCTCGCCAACGAGGCCGCCATCGCCGCCTGGGACGCCGTCAACAACGCCGCCGCCGGGGCCTCGGCCGCCTTCGCGCGCGCCGCCGCGCTGAACCGGGCGCGCTACGGTCTTCGCGGCGCTGCTGGCGTGGCCGGGACGCGCCTGGGGACGACCACGGGCGTGTCCGAAGGCGACCAATGGTTCGAGACCGACTACCAGTACCACCCGTGGGTGTGGGTCAGCGGTAGCTGGCGGGACGCCCTCCAGGCGATCCCGGTGGGCGCGGCCTACAACAAGACCTACTACGTGGCGACCCTGGTCGAGCGGGACGCGCTGACGGGCCTCCTCGTCGGCGACCTCTGCTTCGTCTCCGGGCTGAACTACGCCTCCTACCGCGTCGCCAGCATCGGCCCAACGGTGTGGACGAGCCTCGTGCCCGCTGGGACGCAGGGCCTGACGACGTACTCCGGTACGACGGCCCCGGCGAACCCCATCGTCGGCGACCTCTGGTGGGACACCACGGGCGGGGCGAACATCCCGAAGCGGTGTACCTCGGTCGGTCCCCCGGCCCTGTGGCAAGACCTCTCCCAGCCCGCGCAGCCGGACGGCATCCACACCTGGGGGCCGACCGCCACGGAGCCCGCGACAGCCGTCGTCGGCGACATCTGGTACGACTCGTCGTCCACTCCGCCGTTGACGAAGCGATGCACCGCCGTCGGCCCGCCCAAGGTCTGGTCGACGATCGCCGGAAACAAGATCACCTCCTCGCCGACCGCCCCGGCGAACCCCATCCTGGGCGACATCTGGGTCGACACGACCGGCGGTGGGAACATCTTCAAAACGTGCACCGCCGTCGGCCCCCCGGCCATCTGGTTGGCGCAGGGGTCGGGCAACACCGTCTGGACCCAGGCGACAGTCCCGGCCGCAGCGAAGGCGGGCGACCTCTGGTACGACACCTCGACGACGCCGACCACCCTCAAGGCCTACGGCGGGTCGGGCTGGTCTGTCATCTGGGGCCCGGCGTCGCTGCCGCCGGGCGTGCTGAACGCAGGGGCGCTGCCCGCAGGCGTGACCTACTCCGGGCCCATCACGCCGTCCCAGGTGACGACGGGCACGCTGTCGGCGGGCGTGGTCTACGCCGGGGCCGTGGCTGCGTCGCAGATCACCGCAGGCACGTTGGCGGCAGGCGTCGTCTACGCGGGGGCGGTAACGGCCGGGCAGATCACGGCGGGAACCCTGGCCGCCGGTGTGATCTACGCGGGCTCGGTGGCGGCCGACAAGATCCTGGCTGGCACCCTGGCCGCCGGGGTCGTCTACGCCGGAACCATCTCGGCGGATCGGGTGACGGCCGGGACGCTGGCCGCCGGGGTCATCTACGTCGGGGCGCTGACCGCATCCCAGGTCAACGCGGTCGGGATCTCCGCCAGCAGCATCACCACCGGCACGCTGGCCGCGACCATCGCGGTCCTCGGCACGGTGCAGGCCGGGCAGATCCAGGCGGGCACCATCTCGGCGCAGGTCGGCTACTACGGCAGCGCGATGGTCGGGATGCTCTCGGCCGGACACATCAACTCCCAGTCGATCGGGACCGGGACGATCACGGCCGACAACATCTACGCGGGCGCGATCACCGCGAACAAGCTGACCCTCATCGCGGGAGGCGCTGCACTCAACGTCGACCCGCGCACGTCCGACGCGACGGCGTGGTATGGCAACCCCGAGATCCGGTACGCATCGGACGGGGCGCTGAAGGCCCCCGGCGACGGCCGCACGGACACGACGTGCCTGCGCGGGACCAACGGCCTTCACGCCCTCGAAATGAAGAAGGTGCCCGTCCAGCCGAACACTTGGTACCGCGTCAGGTGCCGGATCCGTCGGTCGGCCTCCTCGTCCGCGTCGGGGTTCTTGCGCCTCTACCGATACAACGAGGCGGGGACCGAGATCGGGTACATGGTCGGGCGGACGAAGGCGAACAACACCTATTACGAAGCAGTCCCGGCGACCAACATCGCCGTCGCGACCGCGTGGACGGAGTGGGTTGGGTACGTCCTGACCGAGGCGACGGCCGTGTCCGCCGTGATCGGCGTCATCCTCAACTACAACTTACCTACGGGATACATGGAGGCGCAGGACGTCTCCTTCGAGGAGATGGTCGACGCTTCACTCGTGGTCGATGGCAGCATCACGGCCAAGTCCATGACGCTCGTGGACTTTGAGAACCTGTGGCCGAACGGGCTCTGCACGATCGCGCCGCCCGCCGGGTACGTCTCGCCGGACCCCTCGACCGACCCGGAGTTTGGGTACTGGCAGGACAGCGGCGACGCGTCGGCGGCCGAGACGCATCGGCTCCGACGCTACGTCGGTTCGGGCGTGCTGACCTTCAATGTCCCGGCCAGCGCTGGCGACGAGTTCTGCATCACCTACGACCAATGGGCCGCGAACGGCGCTGACCGCTACATGTACCTTGCGTTCAAGGACTCCATAAACCGATGGTGGAACGGGTCGGCGTGGGTGGCCACCGAGGCCGAATACGCAATCGCGCAGGGGACCGTAAATAGCGCGTGGGAGGCCAAGACGCTTTTGTCGGCGCGCGCCAACGCGGGCGGGGCCCCCCCGGGAACCACCAAAATGACGGTGGCCTTCGGGACGTGGGGCGGCACCGTAAGCTACCTCGCCAAAGTCCTGCTGCGTCGCCGCAACAACGCGAACCTGATCGTGGACGGCGCGATCACCGCCAACAAGATCAGCGCCGACGCACTCCAGACGTCCAACTACACGGAGGACGGGAACGGGTATCCAACCCTGGGCGCGAAGCTGGACAAGAGCGGCACGTCGATCAAGACGCACCGCAACGGCCTGCGCCTGGGGCGCACGCTGATCGGGGACGCTTGGTTCAGCAGGACTATCGTTCAGACCGCACGGCTCTATCGGTCTTCGGGAACCCCGACCCTCTACACGCGCAACGGCGCGGCGACGCCGTTCTATTACATGGGGACCGGCTTCGGGCGCGGGAATAGCGGGTACGGAATCCGCATCGGGCTCAACGTCGTGGGCGCTACCTTCCAGGCGCTATACCCCGGGTGTACCTACGCCAATGTCTCGCTAGAGGCGATTCACGTGACGGGCGGCGACTTCACGGGTACCACCATCCACCCGATCTGGACGGCCACCCCGGCCTATGAGGCGACGTACGCGTTGAACAGTCCTGACTTCCTCGTCGCGATCTTCGACCCGACGAACTGGGGCGCGCTCGATCCGCTCGCCCATGTGTGGGACATCGGCATCACGGCGATCTACTCACTCAACGCGGCGGCCGGGACGGCGTGGTGACCATCTACGTCCTGCACCGCCTCTGGTCTTGGTTCCCGGCGGCGGGGATCACCCTGGGGAAACACGTCTTCGTCAAGAACCTCGGCGACCAGACAACCATCGACCACGAGTTGATCCACGTCAGGCAGCAGGCGGAGGAGGGCGTCTGGTTCTGGGTTGCGTACCTTTTCCTACTACCCTTTGGGTGGAACCCGTGGCGGACGTTCTGGGAGGCGGAGGCCTACGCAGTAAATGCGCGCGCCGGGCAGCCCATCGACGGGGACGGCGGGCTCGCGGCAACGCTGGCTGGTGTACACTACGGGTGGCCGTGCCGAAGGGCGACGGCGGCGCGCCTGATTCGGGAGGCGGCTTCTAGGGCGGGGGCGGCGATGAACGAGGGCGCGAAGTGAGCGGCCTGTCGGCGGGTGCGGTCGATAGTTCGCTGGCGGTGAGCGTCACGGTGGTTGTGGTGGCCCTCGCGGGGGCCCTTCTCACAATCATCGGCGTGCTTTACCGGGGGTTCATCTGGCTCGACCGGCGCATGGACGACAGGATCGGGAAGTGGTCGGACTCCAGCGGATTCCGATCAGCAGTCCGGGAGATCGTCGGGCAGGCCAGCGCGGGTTGGTCGGACCTCTACAACCGCCAGCTTGAGGACGTGCGGCACACGCTGAAGGAACTCCGAGAGCGGGACGCAGAGCGGGCCGACTCGGTCAAGAGAGCCCACCAGAGAATCGACGGGATGATGCAGGGGCCCAAGTGACGACGGGCTACTTCGACATCGTCTTCGTCCTGGGCGTCGCGATGGTCATGCTCACCACCCTGGACTGGCGCATCACCAAGGCGTTCAGGAACCACGAGAGGCGCGAGGAGCAACTGCACGCGGGCACGCAACTCGTGTCCGATGCCGCCGCAGCGACGGCCCGGGAGGCGTCGCGCATGGTCGCGGAGATCCGGCTCGAAGTCGCGGCCCAGAAGATCAACGTCGCCAACCTCTCCGAACTCCTTCGGGACCAAGAGGGAAGGCTCGCCTCGGTCGAGCTTCGCCTGACCCGGGCGGCGATTGCCGTCCCGCACCAGCAACGCAAGGAGGGCAGCGGATGACCCTCCTGAGTGAACACCTCTCGGTCGCGGAGTTCCTGCACACGGATGCCGACGACCTGATCCCTGATCAGGAGGCCCTCTGGGCGGCGTCCCCGGAGATCCGCGCCAACGCGATGCGGATGGCTGTCGAAGTGTTCGAGCCTGCGCGCGAGGCCCTGGGGTGCCCGCTGCGGGTGACGTCCGGGCTTCGGTGCCCGCCGCTGAATCACCTCGTGGGTGGCAAGCCGGACAGCCGCCACCTCTTCGGCCTCGCCATCGACTGCATCCCGCAGGGGCTCGACCCGCTGCCAGCGATCTACGTGCTGCTGCACGCCATCCGGCGCGGCCAGATCCAGGGCGTGGACAAGGTGATCATCGAGGGCAAGCCTGGACGGGCATGGCTGCATCTCCAGGCGGCGGCCGACGGACGGGAGGCGCGGAGGATGGTGATGGAGAGCGAGGACGGACGCGTGTTCGCGCCGCTCGCGGGGAGGATGGCGTGATCACTCTTCTCGGGAAGCTGTGGACGAAGATGCTGTACGACGAGATGGCCGCAGCGCGCTGGTGGAGGGGGTTCCTTCTCTGGTTCGCTGGCATGGCGCTCTCCATCCTCGCCTTCCCCGTCGAGGTGGTGCAGACCTGGGGGCCTCGCGACTGGGCCTACCGGGCCGCCGTGGCAGGCGTGATGGGCGCAGCGGGCATGATCACCGCCGGGCAGAAGAACGAGCCGAAGGCCTCCCCGTGATCGACACCGTCACGAAGTGGGTCATCATCGGGCCGTGGGTCATCTTCGCCGCCTGGGAGGTGGCGCTGCTCGTTCTCCGGGCGAAGGGCATCGAGGCGAAGACGATCTCGATGCAGGCGAAGGATCTCGGGGCTGGCGGACTGACATCGCTGGTGTTCGCGTGGTTCGGTCTGGGCAGCCACTACTTCATCACGTGGACGAAGCCGACCTGGGACTTCCCCTGGCTGGGCGTCGTCTTCTGGGTGCTGCTGGCCGCGTTCCTCGCCACAGACATCTTCACCTCGTGGAACCACACCCTCTGGCCCGGGTGGATGCGCTGGGTGCGCTACCCGCCATTCGTGGCTGGCTTCGCCGTCGTCTGCGGCTGGGCCCTTTTCCCGCAACGCAGTAGCTGGACCCCCTGAGAGTGGAGGCAGCGCCATGTTCACGTCGGGCGACAAGGTCGGGTCGGACACGAAGCGAAAGCAGTCCCTCTACTTCCCCGACGGGATGGTGGCCGAGATCAGCGCCGAGGCGCGCCGCCTGGACCGTTCGATGTCCTGGGTGATGCAGCGCGCGTGGCGGGTCGCGCAGGCGTCAATCGCCCAGATGCCGGGCGCAGACGGCGGAGTCAGCGGATGAAGTCGTTCCTCGCCCGATGGTGGCCGGTGCTGATCCTGGCGGCCGTCGTGGTCGCGCTGGTGGTGTACGTGAACCATCTGCGCGGCCGGGCGTCGAACGCCGAGGCCGACCGTGACCGGGTCTCCATCGAGGCGGCCGGGGGCAATGCCGCGCACGAGGTGTCGGCCAAGGCCCTGCGGGACGAGGCTGCGCGCCTCGCCGGGACCAACGCCCTCCTCCAGGCGGAGGTGGACCGCCTCAAGGCGGCCCTGCCGGGCGCGAAGCCCGCCGGGACGCTGTCGGGGGGCACCGGGACCGTCCCGGCCCAGGGGACGCCATCTCCGAACGCCCCCGTGGTCGCCCCGCCGAACACCACCCCGGGTGCGACACCATGCCCGGAGGTCGCACCCGCGATGCGGGTCTGCCTGCTCGCGTCGGGCGACGGGGTCGAGATCCGGGTGTCCGCCGTCGCGCTCCGGGGCGACTCCGGGGCCATCGGCATCGCCGGGGTGGCCCAGGCATGGCGGGCCGGGGCTTCGCCGACCCTCCTCGCGGAAGGGCCGCTGAAGCTGGACGTCAAGATCGACGGGCACGCGAAGTCCCCGGGCTGGGCGGCCGGGGTGATCGCGGCCGGGTCGAGGGGCGGGTACTGGATCGGGCCACTCCTCTCTCCACCCCCGGTGGAGGTATGGGGGCTGGAGGGGTCTCTCCTCGTCGGCGCTGGCGTCGGCGGGGGAGGGGAATGGGGAGGGGTCGTCGCCGGGCTGGTGCGCTGGCAGCGGTAGATCGCGAACGGACGTAGTAGACTTCAACGAGCGCCCCGCGCGCTTCCAAAAGGAGACTCACAGATGGCAACGACAGCCGTGCAGGAAACCAACGGGGCCTCGACCGGCTCCGCCACCACCGTCAACTCGATCCGCTTCAAGCACGCGGACACCTTCGACGCGTCGGCCGTGACCACCCCGATGGTGAAGCCCGGATCCGGCCTCTTCGACCGCAGCTACATCAAGCACCTCTCGCTGTACTGCTCGGTCGCGCCGTCCACCAACTTCACCAACGGGCAGTTCTACCTCTCCACGCCACCGACCGGGGTGAACTACTACTGCATGTCGGACAGCGCGGCCTACTCCCAGGCCACCGCCGACGCCACGCTCGCGAACGACACGACCTACAACGCGGGCACCAGCGCGTCGCGGGTCAACCCGACCTCCGGGGCAAACGCCATCACCTTCCTGTCCACGACCTTCACGGGGACCGGGCGCGTCGGGCAGTACGTCCGCGTCTACATGCGGCTCGCCGACACGGTGACCGCCGGAACCCTCGCCGGAACGACGTTCACGTTCAGCTACGACGAGATCTGACGTGCCCCAGATCTCGACTTGGCGGGCCATCACCAAGGATGGCATGGCGGTGGTGCGCGGAGACGGGCACCAGCAGACCGAGTACAGCGAGATGACGGTCGAGACGGACCACCCGGTTGTTCGGGTGGTCCGTTTGTCCGTGGACTCCAGGCGGGGCGAGAACCTCCGCGCGATCACGCGGCGGCACCAGCGGCAGAACGCGGACGGCGAGATCCTCCGCACCGACTCCGTGCCGGTGATGGAGATCACGACCGCCTCCGGGGACAAGGTGAAGCTGTACCTGTACGAGGACGAGATCATCCTCACGACGGAAGACCTGTACCGCTGAAGGAGTGACGCACATGGGGACGTTCCTGGCAGACGGCAGCGCAGTCCTCCCCGGCGTCAAGCAGAACGCGACTCCGCCCACGGGCGCGCCAACGGAGTGGGCAGCGACCGACCTGAATCTGCACCGGGACGCGCTGCTCGACCTCCGGGCCAACGCCAAGGCGGCCCCGAACCCGATGCACTTCAATGCCGCCGGGGACGGGATCTCGGACGACCACGCGGCGGTTCAGTCCTGCGTCGACTACTGCCTGTCGTTCTCCCCACCGAAGGCGATGGTGGTCACGGACCGGCACCGTCTCGCGTCCTCCGTGAACATCGACCGGCTGGTGAACTCCTCCATCCCGGACGCGACCCAGTTCCACGTGTGTGGCGGCGGCGACAGGGCCGGGTTCTACACCACGGGTGACGCAAACCTGTTTTCCTCCACCATCGCCCCCATCGGCACCCAGCCCATGTCGGAGCGGATCACGTTCTCCAAGATCATGCTCGCCGCCGACTCCACGGCGCGGGCGGCCCGCGTCCTCGACGAGAGGTTCATCCGCGTCACGTTCCTCGCCTGCACGTTCAACAAGATCCGGGCATACGCGCACGCGACCTGCTTTGCGGAGGAGATGGTCTTCGACCATTGCGTGATCTCTGACTGGCCGGGGATGTTCGCGGCGTCGCAGGGCAGCTACGCCTGCCAGTTCACGAAGAACCACGCCCTGCTCGGAAACACCCTGGTGTCATCGGAGGGGGGCGTCGCCAGCACAAACGGGCTATTGATCGAGGGGAACTGGATCGAGGTGCTCTCGTCAAGCATCGCCCGGCTCTCAGGGACTTACGGGTGCTCGGTCGCCTTCAATCACATCGAGTACGTCAACGCCCCGAACGCCTTCCACTTGGACGGGGCGCTGCAAAACGCGCAAATCAGCTTCGTTGGGAACTACGTCATCCTGTACGCAAGCCCATTCGTCCTCTGCGGGACCACGGTCAAGCTGAACTCGATGGGGAACAACATCGCGGTGACCCCCGCGACTATCGGGCAGGACGGGCCGCGCTACCTGTACGGGAACTCGGCGGCGGTGACCGACCTCGTCAGCATCGGGGACTGGAGCACGGCATCGCAGGGCGGGATTGGCTCCCCCGCGCTGATCTCCGACTCCGCGCACATCGCCACGCTCAACGGGATCAGCCGACACGGGAACGCGGCGGGCCTCTGGACCGACGACGACGGCCACTTCGCAAAGGATGCTGGCGGCGCGTTTGGCTTCGGGAGGGCTCCGGTTTCGGTGGTGCGGGCGGCCTTCGCGGGCGTCGACCAGTCCGCGTCGAACTACATGGCCGCGTTTTACGACAGCGCAGGCAACCCGGCGCTGATGCTTCGCAACGACCGCAGGGTGATCATGCCCGCGCTGCCCAACTACGCGAGCAACGCCGCTGCGGTGGCGGATGGCCTCTCCGTTGGCGACCTCTACAAGACGGCGGGTGCCGTGATGGTGGTGGTATGAGCGCGGCGCGGCCATGAGTCAGTACCCGGTTACCTTCCCGGTCCACGGTGTCGGAGACGATATGATTTGGAAACCGCCAGTCAACTACCGGGCGACGGCGGTGCAGACCCCGACGCCCGAAGCGTTCGACATCGACGCGAACGGGGTGGGCCTCCTGGCCGAAGCGCCTGCGGACCCTGCGACCTACGCGATGGATGTCCGGGTGGCAGGCGTGCC